CTTGAATTTTTCTCCGGAGGATTATATTTTCAGAGTCTTCCGAACCCTCTTTGATGCCCCTTGGTCAGCTGTGACGGTTTCCGTTGTTTTCCCCGGCTCTAGCTGTCTCCTTTCACACGGATTCTTGTTCCATAGTACCTCCTAAAACTATATACAAAGCCGTCACAACTGACCAAGAGGTATTAGAAAGAAAGGATATTTCACATGAAACGCAAGACGACAACAGAGAATCTCTCGAGAAGACCTAAGCGTCGAGCGCAGACACCCGAGGAACGAGAGAATTACCTGATCTCATTGGCTCTTGATCGCGTTGAAGAGCGCATGCTGAACGGTACAGCCTCCGGACAAGAGTATGTACAGTTCATTCGCATGGCTTCTTCAAAGGCCAGAGCCGAGAACGAGAAGCTAAAGCTCGAATTGGATCTTGTAAGGGCTAAGACAGACAACCTCAGACTCCAACAGAGGAACGAGGAACTCTATTCCAACGCTCTTGCAGCATTCAAACGATATTCTGGAGCGAACGATGACGACGATGAAGAAGACCTATACTGACTTGATTCAGATTCCGGACTTTGAAGATCGAATCGACTACTTAAGAGTCTACGGATCGGTAGCTAAGGAGACATTTGGATACGACCGATATTTGAATCAGATGCTTTACCGTCTTCCAGAATGGAAACGAGTCAGAAGGCAAGTAATCATACGCGATAAGGCTTGCGATCTTGCTCATCCTGAACACGAGATCCATCCTTACGGCCGTAAGAAGGTAATCATCGTTCATCATATCAATCCGATCACTAAAGAAGATATTTTAAACCGATCTGACTGCGTGTTAGATCCTAACAACTTAATAACGGTGAGCCACGAGACTCACGAGATCATTCACTACGGCTATTCCGACTCCAGACATCCAACCCTGGTAGAACGAAAGCCGTTTGACACTTGTCCTTGGAGGAACTAGCTATGTACAGCAAATGGATTTCCTCCCCTTACGATCTAGAGCTCTACCACCACGGTATTCTTGGAATGAAATGGGGTGTAAGACGATATCAGAATAAAGACGGAACACTTACTGCTGAAGGCAAGCAACGACTAAAAGATGCGTCAAGAGAGTATATGAGCGATTTCGGAAACGACATTACGCTTAAAAAAGGACAGGTCTTTGATCGGATCGGTGTAAAAAACGAACAAGACAAAGGTAGCACGTTTGTAACATATACAGACAATGATCGTACTTTGTATAGGTCAATGGTTGAAGCTTTGCCTATTTATGAACAAGCGTACAAGCTGAAACTTAAGGCTGTCGATGACATAAAAATTGCTGGAGCTAAGGCGCAAGTTGACATTCTTCTAGAATATTTAGGCGATAAATCATTTGCCGATATGTACGTTGAGGATACAACCAAAGGCTATAAGGAGTCTAGCAATTATAAGCTAATGCACAAGCGCGAACTACAGCGATATAAAAAACTATACGCCGAGATCCTTTCTGGCGATAAAGATTACAAGGAAGTTTTTGATGACGCTTTTTCGCTTTATGTAGATCGAAGCACCGACGTTAATTTGTATATGACTAAGAAATTACAACAAAAAGGCTATGATGCAGTGATAGACCTATGGGATGCCGGTATGGCTGAATGTCCCATTTACGTTTTCGATAGGAGCTCGAAATTAAAAACAATAAGTAGTTCGGAATTGACTCGAGTTGAGCAGGACGAAGCAACAGAAGCAATGCTGCATTTAACAAAGTAATTGGAGGAACTAGCTATGGCCTACAAAGAAAGCATACTCAGGGCTGTATCAGACTATTGCATGGTCCCACAAGAGGCCGACGTGTACGATACGGATCTGCTGGACAAGATCAATGCAGCGTTCTTTGTGCTGTTCCAGTTGGGTTGTTCGAAAAGGCCGTTCACGATAGCAGATGATTCTACGACGTGGTCAGACTTTACGGACAATCCTTATCTTTCTCCAGTTGTACCGGAGTACATCAAGAAGAAAGTTAAGCTCGAGTTTGATCCTCCTGCGAACTCTTTTCTGGTTTCCCAGCTTAAGGAAGAGATCAAGGAGCTTGAGTCAAGAATCAGTTATACAGTCGATCCAGGATGGGAGGAATTAGAAGAATGAGCACTTATCTTTTACTCACTCCCAATGAGGATGAGCTCTACCACCATGGCATTCTTGGCCAGAAGTGGGGCATCCGCAGATTCCAACCGTACCAGCCTGGCGCAAAAGTCAAAGGCGGTAAAGAAGTTGGCAAAGCCACAAAGGTCAAACAGCGCGGAGGCATTGTAGAGCACTTCAAAGCCAAGCGTGCTGCCAGTAAGAAAGCTGCATCAATCAAGAAAGCTCAGAAGACTCGTAAGACTAATCTCGATTTCGAAGCAGCTAAGAAGAAAGCCATTGAATCTGGTACTGCAGAGGATCTCGCCAAGTTCAAAGGCAAGCTTACCAACGAAGAGTACACTAAGGCTTTCCTGAGACTTCAAAATGAGAAGAAATTATCGGACATGGTTGCTGCTAACCAGAAGTCTGCTTGGGATACGATCGACAGCGGTATGAAGATCGTTGAGCGAGTCGGTAAGTACGCCGGAACAATTGCGACCGCTAAAGAGAACTTCACCAGAATGCAGGACGCTCTTGGTAAAGCCGACAAGGATGCCGCAAAAGAAGCAAAAGAAGCGGCTAAGAAGAAGTTCATGAATGAGGCTACTTACGATGACCTTGTCGAGAAGAGTGCAGATTACGGCTTGGACACTAAGGAGTTTAATCTGACTGTCAACAGAATTAATCTTACGAAAGATTTGCAAAAAGATTACGACAATCGCAAGGCAGCTGAGAATAAACCTCCGGAATCTGATCACACAGTTCGGAATAATGCTGCTTATGACAACTCTGATCCTAAGGATTTCAAGGCTCCTCCGAGGACTATTCGCGAGAAAGCCGGTTACGTCAACCCGGATGGAGAACGAACCGAATCCAAGGAGAAGGCTGACAGCGGTAAACGGATTGTTAAGGGCTTCAGTAATAAGAACCTCGCTGATTCTTATAGCATTAATCAGAAACTGGAGTTCGGAGGTTCCTCAATAACGAGAGCGAAAGCCAAAAGTAATGAGCCTACGGAAACAGTAAGAGCGATGCGTAAGACCGTCCATGAAACCGCTCTTGAATCCGCTCGTCAGAAAGAGATTGACAAGAAACGAAGGGCTAGACTGGGATGAGCCTCTCAAACACAGCAACTCCAAAGTATTATGGCATCTTCCGAGATAGAGTCCTCAGAGGAGAGATTCCTGTAAATCGAGAAGTCGAAATGCAGATGAACCTCATCGACGGACTTATCGCGAATCCAAATTACTACTACGACGACAAAGCCGTAGAAGGATGGATCCAATTTTGCGAGGAAGAGCTTACATTGACAGACGGTGACGATCTTCACCTCCTCGATACGTTCAAGCTTTGGGGAGAAGACGTATGGGGATGGTATTATTTCGTCGAGAAACGAGTATGGAAACCTGGCGTACACGGAACCAGAGGACGTTATGTTAAGAAGCGCGTCAAAAGGCGCTTACGCAATAAACAATTTCTAATAGTAGGACGAGGGGCCTCTAAGTCTCTCTACGCGTCATGTCATCAAGGGTATGAATTGACCGTAGACACTTCTACTACATATCAGCTCACTACTGCTCCTACCATGAAGCAGGCAGATGAGATTCTATCGCCACTTCGAACGGCCATAACAAGAGCAAAAGGCCCCTTCTTTAAGTTCTTGACTGATGGCTCTCTTCAGAACACAACTGGCTCTAAAGCTAATCGTGTAAAACTGGCCTCAACTAAGAAGGGCATAGAGAACTTTATTACAGGCTCACTTCTTGAGATCAGACCGATGAGTATTGCGAAGCTCCAGGGAATGAGACCGAAGATGGCAACAGTTGATGAGTGGCTGTCGGGTGACATACGTGAGGATCCTATAGGCGCGATCGAACAGGGCGCAGCAAAGATCGACGACTGGCTCATCATAGCGACGTCATCCGAGGGTACAGTCCGTAACGGCTGCGGTGATACCATCAAAATGGAACTCATGAAGATCCTTAAGGGCGACTATGTCAATGACCATGTGTCTATTTGGTGGTACAAGCTAGACGATGTTACGGAAGTATCTGACCCGGCGATGTGGCCCAAGGCTAATCCGAACATCGGTATCACGGTTTCTTATGAAACCTACCAAACCGAGGTCGAGAGAGCTGAGAATGCTCCAGCCGCTCGTAACGATATTTTGGCAAAGAGATTCGGTCTTCCTATGGAGGGCTTCACATACTTCTTTGCTTACGAGGAAACTAAACGTCATCTCAGACGGCGAGACTATTGGCAGATGCCGTGTGCCATGGGAGCGGACCTTTCGCAAGGTGATGACTTCTGTGCGTTCACATTCATGTTTCCTCTACCTTCTGGTAAGTTCGGAATTAAGACTCGAAGCTATATTTCGGATCTTACCTACCACAACCTTCCTTTGGCAATGAAGCTCAAGTATGACTCATTCCTTAAAGAGGGAAGTCTTGTGGTTCTCGATGGCGCTGTACTTGATTTGATGACGGTGTACGACGATCTTGATTCTTTCATCGAAGAGCATCAATACGACGTACGCTGCTTCGGCTATGATCCATACAACGCCAAAGAATTTGTGAACCGATGGGAACTCGAGAATGGGCCTTTCGGTATCGTAAAAGTTATACAGGGTGCCAGAACAGAATCCGTTCCTCTGGGCGAGTTAAAGAAGCTTGCTGGGGAGCGGATGCTTTTGTTTGACGAAGAACTTATGGAATTCGCCATGGGCAACTGTGTAATAGCAGAAGACACCAACGGCAATAGAAAGCTGGACAAGATGCGACGCGAAGACAAGATCGATAATGTCGCTGCCATGATGGACGCTTTCGTTGCTTACAAACTTAATAAGGATGCATTCGAATGAGTTACAACAGATGGATGCCACGACAGTATTACAACAGCGGTGAGCTTTACCACTACGGCGTTAAGGGTATGAAGTGGAAGAATCATACATACGCTTCCAGACCGGAGACGACTACTATGAGCGGTGCAACCTGGTATGACGAGTCCCAGCAGCGTTCAGAGCAAGAACAGGCCGACGCGTCTTATCAGAGATACCAGGAAATAATGGAAGCTCGTAAACCAGCTTGGCAGAAGAAGTGGGAGCACAGTGATGTCAAGAAACAGGTTGACAGTATCTTAGCCAAGATAAAAGGGCATATGCCCAAAGTTAAGAAGCGTAAAAAGAAGAGCCATCTGAAAGTTACATTCTCGGATGGCACAAGTAAGGATCTATAAGGAGGACACCATGAGCTATTACTTTTGGGCGCCGTCCCAGTCAAACGAGCTCTATCACTATGGCGTCCTCGGAATGAAGTGGGGCGTGCATAGAGCGCGAAAGTTCGCATCTTCCGGAGATGCTGAAAAACGAAATGCCGTGGTAGCTAAGATTGATACTAAAGCCACCCGCAAGCTCCAGAAGCTTAACGCTAAATACGAGAAGCGCCAGGCTAAAGCAGATCACATGTATGACAAAGCCGAGCGTAAAGCCAGTTCTTTCCTCACCTCTAAACGTTCTGCAGAGAAGGCTTTTAAGAAAGCTTCAAAATACCAGTTCAAGGCCAATAAAGCAGCCGTTCGCGGCAAGAAGTGGTACGAGCGTATGACTAAGGAGTACAAGAAGGCGAACATTTCCATGACTAAGGAGAACCAGGAGATCGGCAAGGAGCTTGTAAGACAGGTTCGCGCCAACTCCAGAGCGATGTACGCTGCTAGCTATGCGAGGGGGTAACCGCTTATGCCAACACTAACACAGCGGCTCCAGAATGCCTGGAACGCCTTCAGAAACCCAAGAGATCCGACCAGTATTGATTACGGTCGTTCTTATACTTACAGACCTGACCGCTATAGAGTGCGTAGCGGTAATGAGAGGTCAATTGTTACAAACGTCTTTAACCGCATTGCTGTTGACTGTGCGGCGGTAACAATAGAACACGTTAAACTTGATCAAAATGGTAGATACAAAGACGTCATGAAGAGCAAGCTTAACGAATGCCTAACGTTATCAGCCAATCTGGATCAGACAGGACGAGCGTTCATCCAGGATGCCGTTCATTCAATGTTTGACGAAGGCGTGGTTGCGCTCATTCCTGTCGTAACGACGGCGAATCCTTTTATCACAGGATCCTATGACGTCTTGACTTTACGTACAGGAAAGATTCTGGAGTGGTATCCTCATCACATTCGAGTGAGAGTCTATAACGAGGACACCGGACAGCAGCAAGATCTAATATGGCCGAAGGAGGCCGCAGCTATTGTTGAGAATCCGTTCTATTCGGTAATGAATGAGCCGAACAGTACGCTCCAAAGACTTATAAGAAAACTTAATCTGCTGGATTACGTCGACGAGCAGTCTTCATCCGGCAAACTTGATCTTATCATTCAGCTTCCCTATGTAATCAAATCTCAAGCTCGTCAGCAGCAGGCAGAGAAACGTCGAAAAGACATCGAAATGCAGCTGGCGGGTTCTAAATACGGAATCGCTTACACAGACGGTACCGAGAAGATTACCCAGCTTAACCGCTCAATTGAAAACAACATATGGACTGAAGTTAAGGACCTCACAACGATGCTTTACGCACAGTTGGGCATCACAGATACGATCCTTAATGGAACTGCTGACGAACAGACTATGATCAACTATTACAACAATACGATCGAGCCTGTTCTTTCTGCGTTTGCGCTCGAAATGCAGCGTAAGTTCCTGACTCCTACGGCTCGTACGCAGGGACAGGCAATCCGCTTCTATCGAGACGCATTCAAGCTTATCCCGATCAAGGATCTTTCTGAGCTTGCTGACAAGTTCACTCGCAATGAGATCGCTTCTTCGAACGAGATCAGATCTGTCATCGGTTGGAAGCCTTCGGACGATCCTAAGGCCGACATGCTTGTTAACGCGAACCTTAATCAGAGTCCAGAAGAGATGGGAGCGCATGGCGAAATGCTGCCAGGAGCTGTAGGAGGAGCACCGACACCGCAAGGAGCGCCTCAGCCAAGTGCGCCACCGGCAATAGCTAATAGACCAGACCCTGACGGTTTGGCTTTAGTCGATAAGTTCAGGCAATACGAAATTGAATAAAGGAGAACGTCAAAATGGCAGTTAAATACGACTTTAGTGGTTACGCCACACGTAATGATCTGCGTTGTTCTGACGGACGAGTTATTAGACGAAATGCTTTCAAAGACTGTGACGGTAAAAGAGTACCGCTTGTCTGGAACCATCAGCACGATGACGTTTCTAACGTAATCGGTTTCGCTGACCTCCAGAACGCAGAAGATGGCGTTATTGCACATTGCGCGTTCAACAACACAGAAAAAGGCCGGGACGGTAAAGAATGCGTGAAGCACGGTGATGTTGTATCGCTTTCTATTTATGCTAATCAGCTTAAGCAGGTTGGCGCTGATGTCATGCACGGAATGATCCGAGAAGTCAGCCTTGTACTGGCAGGAGCTAATCCCGGCGCATACATCGAGGAAGTTCTGACCCACGGGGATGAGGAAGGCATGTTCGCAGCTGAGATTTATTCCGATCAGCCGATCGAGCTCTACCATTCCGAAGACAAAGCAGAGGAGAAAAAACCTATGGCAGATACAGAAGAGAAGAAGACCGGTTCTGGAAAGACTATCGGTGAAATCGTAGACACAATGAACGACGAGCAGAAGGAAGCCCTTTATGCTCTGGTTGGCATGGCAGCAGAAGGCGCTGGTGCTGACGAAGATGAAGAAGATGACGACAACGAAGGAGGATCTGATATGAAGCATAACGCTTTTGATTCCGCAAGCGCAGGCATTTACACAGGCGCACCCGCTGTTGATATGGCTCTGATCCATTCCGCAGCTAAGAAGACCGGCTCTTACAAGCAGGCCATTAACGACATGATCGAGAACGGCGAACTTTCTCACGCTATGACTGTTCCTATGGAAGGCATGACTGGTCCTTCTGCAGCTACTGCAAACCAGACCTACGGCTTCCGTGATCCTGATATGCTCTTCCCGGAGTACAAGTCCCTAAACACTCCTCCGGAATGGATCAAGAGAGACACAGGTTGGGTATCCGGCTTCCTGAACGGAGCTCACCACCTGCCTTTCTCCAGAATTAAGTCCCAGTTTGCAGATCTAACCGGCGAGCAGGCCAGAGCTAGAGGTTACCTGAAGGGTCACACCAAGAAAGAGCAGGTCTTCAGCCTTCTGAAGAGAACAACCGATCCTCAGACCATCTACAAGAAACAGAAGATGGATCGCGATGACACCATCGACATCGTCGACTTCGATGTTATTGCATGGATCAAGGGCGAGATGAGAGGCCAGCTGGATGAGGAAATCGCAAGAGCAGGACTGATCGGTGACGGCAGACTTGCATCCGATGATGACAAGATCTCCGAGGATCACATCAGACCTATTGCTACCGATGTTCCGCTGTTCACGATCCGTGCTGAGGTTGACCCCGGCAAGAACGATCAGGAGATGGCGAAAAACTTCATCGTTTCTGCAATCAGAGCTCGTAAGAACTACAAGGGTTCCGGCAACCCCACTCTGTACACCACAGAAGACGTACTTACTTCCATGCTGCTGATCGAGGACGGTATCGGCCACTTCCTGTACAAGTCCGTTGAGGAGCTTGCTACAAGACTTCGCGTCTCCAAGATCGTTACTGTTGAGGTTATGGAAGGCTTCCATGTCGACACTACTGACTTCGATCAGGAGACCGGCGTTGAGCTGCTCGGCATCATTGTTAACCCTGCTGACTACAGCTACGGTGCAGACAAGGGCGGCGCAGTTGCTTTGTTCGACGACTTTGACATCGATGTCAACCAGATGAAGTATCTGATCGAGACACGTTGCTCCGGCGCTCTGACCAAGCCTTTCAGCGCTATCAGGCTGACCAAGAAGACTGCCTGATCGGAATAGATCAATAACATCAAAATGAAAGAGAAAAGGTATCTGAGATGAAGTATTACGGAGACGTTACGTTTGTCATCCAGCAAGAAGACCCGAATGCTCCTGGTAACTGGAAGGAGTACAAGGTAGTTAAGCCATATAAGGGCGACTGGACAAGGCTTGAATCCAGATGGAATCCGAGTGACAAGATCAACGACGATAAGCGGATCAACAATCAGCTTGAGATCATCGTGGATACCTTTTCCTCTATTAACTTTACAAATATTCGTTGCATTAAATGGATGGGGCATCAGTGGGCTGTTACAACCGTCACTCCTCGTCCGCCCAAATTAATTCTAGAGATAGGAGGGCTGTACAATGCGGGAACGGAATCGCTTAGCACTCCATGAGAAACTCTGCAGTATTTTGGGATCGCGCAACGTTTATCACGATCCACCGTCTAACATACGAATGAACTACCCTTGTATCGTATACAAGAGGGAACCAGCTTCTCCGAGAAAGGCCGATAACATCCGCTACATCAACTGGTATCCCTATTCGGTACAAATCATTTCAAAGGACCCCGACTTTCCGCTTTTCGATACGTTTCTTGACAACTTCGATTACGGAACAGAAGGGGCTCCTTTTGTTAGCGACAATTTACATCACTCAAACTTCACTATCTTTACCTAAGGAGGTAATCACATGGCTAAAATTACATGGGATGAAGTTGGCAAGCACCTGTATGAGACTGGTGTGGACCATGTTGTTCTTTATAAGCCCAATGAACAGAACAAGTACGTCGGCGGCGTTGCCTGGAACGGCGTTTCTGCAATCACAGAGTCTCCCTCTGGCGCAGATTCCAACCCGATTTATGCTGACAACATTAAGTACCTGGATCTGAGATCCGCAGAGGAATTCGGCGCTACTGTTGAGTGCTACACCTATCCTCCGGAGTTCGCAGAGTGCAACGGCGAAGCTATCGTTACTGATGGCGTTGTCATTGGCCAGCAGACCAGAAAGACATTCGGCCTTTCCTATCGTTCCATCGTTGGTAACGACGTTAAGGGTAATGACTATGGCTACAAGCTCCACCTGATCTACGGTGCTACTGCTTCTCCTTCCGAGAAGGCTTACAACACTGTAAACGACAGTCCCGAGGCAGGCCAGTTCTCCTTCGAGCTGACTACAACTCCTGTAGCTGTTAAGGGTTACAAGAACACCGCTTCTCTTACGATCGACACCTCTCTGATCAAAGACAAGACCAAAGTTACAGCTCTTGAGGATCTGCTGTACGGCGGTGAGAGTGCTGATGCTACGCTTCCTACACCGGACGAGGTATTCACAGCTCTCGGTCTTACATACAACGCTCAGACTGGTGTATGGTCGGCTGCCTGATCGCATGATCGCTTAGGCCCTGGTTAAAACCGCCGGGGCCTTTATATTTTTCGAAAGGAGACAAAAGCATGCTTAAGAAGAAAATTAAATTCACAGACTACAACGGTGTAGAGCAGGAGAAGGATTTCTATTTCAATCTGTCTAAGGCAGAGCTGATCAAGATGGACATGACTACCAAGGGCGGTATGGAAGCTATGCTCAACCGCATTATGCAGGAGAAAGACATGCCCACTCTGTACAACTACTTCGAGAAGATCGTTCAGAGCTCGTATGGTATCAAGGCGCTCGACGGTTCCTATTTCGATAAGAGCCCTGAAGCTCTCAAGAAGTTCGTTCAGAGTCCTGCTTACGACCAGCTGATCCTTGAACTGATTGGTAGTGCGGACGCAGCGGCAGCATTCTGCAATGGTATTCTTCCTCAGGAAGTTGCACAGGCGCAGACAGCAGCTCTTCCCGGCAAAGCACCCGTTGTAGGCGTGATCACTCCTAACACCTAAGGAGTACCGCTATGCCGATTCCTATTTTAGTTGAGGAGAATGAGCTTTTCGATGAATCCACCGGGCGTTTCATCATTGTCAAACCCCAGAAGCTTATCATCGAGCATTCACTTGTGTCAATTTCAAAATGGGAGTCAAAGTGGCACAAAATGTTCCTCGAGACGCCTAACAAGACTGGCCAAGAGTTCCTTGATTACATTCGGTGCATGACGATTAACAAGGATGTCAACCCTCTTGCCTATTATTCCCTGTCTCAGCAGAACATTACCGATATTGTTAAGTACATGGAAGATCCCATGACTGCATCTCATGTAAATGAGTTTGGAAGGTCCGGTCCTCACGAGAACGTTTCTTCTGAACTCATTTATTATTGGATGTTCACTTACGGAATTCCCATTGAGGTTGAGAAATGGCACATAAATCGCCTCTTAATGCTCATCAAAATCTTCTCAAGAAAGAACTCTAAAGCGACTAAGGGGGATAAGGCTGCCATGGCTAGATACAATGCCGAGCTCAACAGGAAGCGGTGTGCCGAGTTAGGAACCAGAGGATAATTCAATGCCCTCCATAATTACTTACACCCATAAAGGTGATCTATCGAAGACCGAATCGTTTTTGCGAAAGATCATGAAGCAGGATCTGACTTCGATTCTTCACAAGTATGGAAAGCTTGGCGTACAAGCCTTGTCAGCAGCCACACCAGTTGATACCGGAACTACGGCAGCCAGCTGGGATTACGAAGTTACAGTGAACAAAGGATCAGCAACAATCGCGTGGACTAACTCCAACGTTAACAATGGCGTTCCGATCGCTTTACTGATCCAATATGGCCACGGAACAGGAACCGGAGGCTACGTACAGGGACGAGATTACATCAAACCTGCGATTCAACCGATACTTGATGACCTAACCAAAGCATTGTGGAAGGAGGTGTCTGAGCTATGAACAAAGAAGTTGAACAGCGGATTGTTGAGATGCAATTTAACAATGCCGACTTTGAGACTAAGGTGCAGCAGAGCTTAGAGACCCTCCATAAGCTTAAAGATGCCACCAAGATGGAAGACGCTGGCAAAGGTCTAGATAATCTGGCCAAGAGCGCAAAGAGCGTCGATCTCAGTTCCATTTCTCAGGGCATCGAACAACTTAACGCTCGCTTCTCCAATCTTGGAATTGTCGGCATTACCGTTATGCAGCGTCTCACAAATGCTGCGATCGACATGGGTCAGAAGATTGGCGCGGCTATCACAGCAGCTCCTCGAGATGGCTGGAAAGAATACGAGCTTAACCTTGATTCTGTTAAGACAATTCTTAACTCGGCTAAAGGGGCTGACGGTCTTCCTGTAACACTGGACAAGGTTAATCAGAAGCTGGCGGAGCTTAACGAATATTCGGATAAAACTATCTACAGTTTCTCCGATATGACCAACAATATTGGTAAGTTCACTAACGCTGGCGTCGATCTGGACTCGGCTGTAACGGCTATCCAGGGTGTTGCTAACGTAGCTGCTCTCGCAGGTGCCAATGCTAACGACGCTTCCAGAGCGATGTATAACTTTGGTCAGGCATTGGGTTCTGGATCGGTTAAGCTGATTGACTGGAAATCAATCGAAAACGCCAACATGGCTACCGTTGATTTCAAAGAACAGCTGATACAGACCGCTGTAGAGCTCGGTGTACTGAAGAAGCAGGGCGAAAAGTATATTTCCACAACGACCAACATGCAGGGCAAAGTCTCTGATGCGTTCGATGCTACTCAGGGGTTCAACGACTCCTTGGCGCATCAGTGGATGACATCTGAAGTTCTGACAAAGACGCTGGCTAAGTATACCGACACGACAACAGATCTTGGCCAAGCGGCTTTTGATGCAGCAACCCAGGTAACCACATTCAGTAAACTCATTGATACTCTTAAGGAATCCATGGGCTCTGGCTGGATGCAGTCATTCCAGTATATTTTCGGTGACTTTGAAGAATCCAAGAAGCTTTGGACTTATATTTACCAGCAAGCTGACGGTGTTATTCAAGTTGTAGCCGGTCTCCGTAACAATTTCCTTAAAGACTGGAAAGAGTCCGGTGGGCGCGACGCTCTTCTGGGCAGCTTAAAGAACACCTGGGAAACCGTTAAGTTTTACGGTGAGGGAATTGCTAAGGCCCTTGGTATTGTTATACCAGAAGAAAAAGAAGGCTTAATCGCTAAGACGTTTGATTCCAAGCCGGTAGTTGCGGTGACTAAGGCAGTCGAAGGCGTTACAGCGGCGATTAATCCGTTGTATGAAAAGGCTGAAGACGTTAAGAACGAGGTCGATGGAACTGTTCAGTCCGTTCAGGAAGTGGCAGATCATGCCGAGAAGCTTGCTCAACTCACCCAGGAGATCATGCAGGGTAAGTGGGGCAATGGCGAAGAGCGTAGGAAAAAACTTGAAGAAGCTGGCTACGCTTACGAGAATTTGCAGAACTCCGTCAATAAGGCTATGGGTGTTGAGAAACGCTATGAAACGACAGTCTCTGACAGAGTTGCGGTTGGTCTTGAGGACATTGAAGTTACCAATGACCAGGCAAACGCAGACAAAAATGCCGCTAATGCAACAAAGAAGAGAGCGGGCGTAATCGAGAGCCTTGCTAATATTCTTAGGGCTGTCGGATCGGCTGTCAAAGTCGTTAAGACTGGCGCAGGAGCTCTGTGGAACACCGTTAAGAAGGGCGCGTTCCTTATTGATATTTTAAAGGATGGTCTTAAGTTCATACTTAGTGTTCTTGGCGGATTTGCCAGCAGAGTTACTGCATTTAATAACTGGCTTCTTAGCTTTAAGAGTGTTGAAGGCTTCTTTATCGGCCTTAGACGTTGGCTACGCCAGAACAAGCAAGAATTCGAGCAGATGGGTGTCCCGATCAAGAACATTCAGAAGCTTGTTGCAGGAATTGAGAAAGCATTTAAGCGCGCTAAGAGTAGCATTTCGACTTTCTTTAGCAACATTAGAAACGGCTTCAGTAAGATCGATCTCGACAAACTATATACCTCCGTTATGGAGATTGGTAAGTTTGTTGGCGGCGTTTTACTTCTGGCTTTTGAGACCCTTGCAGGCGTTATTACGAACGTTGTTGACGGATTCGTAATTCTTTACGACAAAGTCAAGAGCATGTATGTCGTCCAGAAGCTTATTGGCTATTTTAATTCCTTTAAAGAGTCAGTTTCTGGCACAGTTGAGAGTATCAAGAATGCAACGTTCTACACAGATACTCTTGTACCATTCCTTGAAGAGATGGCAGCCACTTTTGATCGTATTGGTTCAAAAGTAGGCCCCGTCTTTGTTGATATTTTCGAGAAGTTCATTGAGATTCTCGGTAAGATCAATGACAAAACCGTTACCGCTTTCGCTGCTTTGCAAGAGAACGGCGTAATAGATACTGCTACGGATGTCATTAACGATTTCAAAGAAGCTATTGACGATATTCCCGGCGCAATTGCCCAGTTCATGGAGTCTTTCACGGCAACTGGTAAAACACCTGAACTGAAAACCTTCCCAGAGCGGATTCAGAATCTTGTAAATTCCATCGGCACTTTCTTTGAAACTTTGCGAACAAACGCCACAGGATGGATTTCGAAAAAGATTGGAGAGATTGGCGAATTCATCAAGTCTCTTCCGACCAATACAGAGCTCGGTCCGTTTAACACCTTTGTTACTACTCTTGGGAAAGCGTTCGATGATCTCCAGGGAACTGTCGATAATGCTGAAGGTACAGTTAACGATTTCGTAGGTAAAGTTATCGGCGTTCTTGAGAAAGTAGATTTCAAAGGTGGTGCTATCACAGCTTTGATCGGTGCTATTGCCCTTTTTGTGTTTAGATGGTCTAAGGTCGGTAAGTCGGCTTCTTTCACCATCAAAGCACTTGGTAAATTCATCCTTAATGGCGGCAAGATCGCAACCACGGCCGTTGATAAGTATAACGGTTTCCTCAAAATCGCAGCGGCAATTGGCATAATCGCAGGCTCTGTATGGCTGTTGTCTACGGTACCTGCTGATAGATTTGCGTCTGCCGTTGGAACATTAGCTGGCGCATTCCTGATGATGTTCGGAGTTATTGAGCTCTTCACAATTCAGAAGATTCCGGCCGCTGACATTAAAGACATAGGTCTTGCTTTCGCCGGAATGGGCGGTGCTTTGCTAGCTGTTGCACTGGCAGCTAAGATCCTGGCTGGAATGGATGACACTGAACTCGCGAAAGGCGGCGGTGCGCTGATAGTATTTACCAGCATGGTCGTCGGGGCTGCTTACATAGCAAGAGGCGTTGGCAAAGGCGCTGGATTGGCATTCGCTGGTCTGGGTCTTGCGTTGCTGATGCTGATTCCTTCGATTAAGCTCTTAGCTGGTATGGATACCCATACATTGGTTAAGGGCGGTGTTGCGGTCTTCGCGTTCACACAGATCATAGCAAGAGCGGCTAAGGAAGCAGGAGACGCTAGCGGAGCAATGGGAGCATTTGTTGGTTTATCGATTGCTCTTTTGGTATTGATTCCGTCCCTTAAGGCGATAGCTGGTATGAAGACTAGTCAGCTCATCAAAGGAGGTATTGCGGTTTACGCTTTCCTTAAGATGATGACTAGTGCAGCTAAGGAAGCTGGCGACGGTGGCAAAGGATTCCTAGGAATGGGAATCGCCATCGGTATTATCGCGGTTTCTCTTAAACTGATGGAGACTATTAAGTGGTCTTCTCTGATGGCTTCAACTATAGCCCTTCATAAAATCCTTACAAGTCTTGCTACGGCTATGTCAACAGTTAGCCAGGTACCGTGGAAGTCCATGGTTAAAGCTTTGCTGGGAATGGCTGCTTGTCTGGCGGTTGTAGGCGGAAGTTTATATTTGCTTGGCGAGTACACAAATAGCGAGGACAATCTCAAGAATGCACTTGGCATGGCCGCTATTCTGTGGGCATTTAGCCAGCTAGGACCGTCTATTCAGATTCTGTCTACTATTCCATTCGCTGCTGGTGCACAAGCTGCCGGTAATGCAATGATATTCTTCGGAGCAATGATGCTTTGTCTCGGAGCTCTCGGAGAAGTTGCACAATGGGGTGATGGCAAGGCTGGAGAAGCGATCCTTAATGGTGCAACCATGATCGGCAGAATAATGCACAATTTGGTTTCAGCGTTCTTATTCGATTCGGATTTCGATCTCGGAGATACGCTGGATAAGATTGGTTCTGCTGTATCAGGCTTCAGCGGAAAGATCTCGGGATTCCTAACAACGCTTGAAGAGACTGATATTTCGGTTGTTGATAAGGCTAAGTCGTTGGCAATGGCTATTATGGCACTAGCTGGCGCAGAACTTCTTGAGGCTCTGACAGGATGGGTTACGGGAAAGTCCAGTAGCACGACGTTTGCTGAAGGCTTAAAGGCTATTACTAGTGCTATTATCGAGCTGAATACCGACCTAGCGAACGTCGAGCTGGACAAGAAGAAGTTCGAACAGATGACCGACGTCATTAAAAGCATGGTCGATCTGGCTAACGCTATGCCCAAGCAAGGCGGACTCTTAAGCAAGTTCACAGGCGCTAAGGATCTCAGTAAATTCGCTGATGACATGAAAGAGATGGTCCAAGGCGGCTTATCGAGCTTCGTTGCATCGGTCAATATTCTCTCGATCAGCGCAGGCACAGTAGCCAAGGTTGTGATGATCAGCTCTGTAGTTGGGGCTATGACTAAGCTCGCTAATAATTTGCCTGAATCTGGCGTTATTAGCTGGTTTGTTGACGGCGGTCATGATCTCGGGACATTTGCAACTCAGATGGCCAACTTCATGAAGAACGGTTTCATCGATTTCGTTAATGCTACTAACTCAGCTCCTGGAGTAAGCCTGGATAAGATTAATGGACAGATCGTTCCAGCCGCAGAAGCTATGATCACCCTTGGCGAAAAGATTCAAAATAAAGAGGGAATTTTCTCTTTCTTTAGCAGAAAGATGGATCTTGGAGGCTTTGGTGAAACTCTTAAGCAGTTTGGTACGGGAATCAGTGAGTTCTCCACGAGTATTGCTGGTGCAGACCCGTCTCACATAGATCCTATCACGGCTTCTATGGAGCGACTTGCAGCGCTTAATGCTTCTGATGATATTTCATCCGGTAACCTTGGTACATTCTCGGTTTCGATCAATGGCCTTGGCGGAGCTCTTAAGCAGTTCGTAACTGATACCTCAGGGTTTGATCCAGAATCAATCGGTATCATGATCGACAAGCTTACGAGCCTCCATAACCTGATGCTTATCATGTCCGGAACAGACTACTCTGGCGTATCTGGTTTCGCTCAAGCTCTTTACGAGCTGGCAAAGACCGGCGGCGAAGAGTTCCTGACTGGATTCCAGGAGGCTGCTAGCGGTGCGGAAGAAGCCGTGAAAACTCTAGTAGACACCATTACATCTGAAATAGCAGCAAAGGCTGACAGTTTTAAAGATGCTGCCGGTGCTTGCGCTATGATGTATGTCATGGGCTTTACGACGTTCTTCAGTGTTGGCTTCTTACTGGGCGCTGGTAAATACCTTGTGGACACAGTTGTTAAAGCAATTGAAGAATACAAATCCCAGTTTAAGTCCAAAGGTCAGGTAGCAGTTCTTGAGTTCTGCTCTGGAATTAATTCCAATGATGGTTTCCTTAAGGGAGCAGGCCATCATATTGTTGAGAAAGCAATAGAGGGAATTAAAGAATACCAGAGCAAATTCAAAGATGAGGGCCACAACTCCGCAGACGGCTATGCTAAGGGTATCAAGGAGAACGCTTGGAAAGCCGCTGATGAAGCTGGTAAAGCCGCAGAAGCTGCCAAGAAGAAAATTGCAGAAATTAACGATTCAGCATCACCGGCTAAGGAGTATATCAAGCTAGCCATGTATGCGATGATGGGCTATGCTCTAGGCTTTATTCGTAACACTAAAATGGTTACTGATGCCGCCGGAGAAGCTGGTTACGCTGGTCTCGATGCCATGAAAGAGCCGATTAACAAGATGAAAGCTCTCTTAGACGGAGATTTAGACTTTCAGCCTACCATTACACCGGTTTGGGATATGACCAATATTACAGCTGGTATTGCACAGACTAATGGCTTGCTCGACAACCTTAAGGTTGCTACAACTGGCGTTAATGCGGCAATTGATATTGCTAATGCTTATAACGCTGAGCTGGCCAGAAGAACGTCGCAGAAAGCTTTTGATTATACCAAAGATCTTGGTGAACTTATTGCTAATACGAGGAAGATCATCTCGGCCACCAGAGAGAATCGTTATGCGATCATCGACGATGGCGAAATGACAAAAATGGTTAACTATGTCGACGAACGATTCGGCATGGCATGATATTTAGAGGGCCGGTCCATCACAAGATCGACCCTTTTTCTTAGGAGGCTTTCAATGCGTTACATTAAGCTGAAGAACAGCGCCGGTCTTGAATACGACATCACTACTGAGAATACCCTGTTCCATAATATTCAAGGACTAGGGTTTAGTGAATCAGGCTCATACAAGGCTATTGGTGACGTGTGGGTACTCAATAACGTGTCTGACCAACAGTCTCCTATAAGCGGAGATATTTGTTTCGGTTACAAGGAGGACCCGTATGGTACTTTTAATAACTTTGCGAACTTCATACGGGAAACGCCTTTAACGTTCTTATATTTCCCAAAGGGTCTTTCGGGGAAGTGCTACATGAAAAGGGTTCGTGTATCGTCTTTGGAAAAAGGCGAGTTGAACGAGTACGGAGTATTAGACTGTCCAGTTGAGTTTCTTCCCCAGACCCCATGGTACGAAACCAAAAGCGCAGAAACGAACAATAACGGAACAGACGTTGAAAAGCCTGGCTGGGTATGGGGCGGTACTAGCGAAGAGTCGATTCCCCTTGTGTTCTATCCAGAACCTAAGAGAGACCCGTCTGGGGAGATTATTACACCTATTCCAGACGATCCCTCTAAGAGAAGGGCCAGGTTCAGAGGTGAGTATATTTCATCGCTTCAGCTAAAGAGCGAAACGTCTAAGAAGAATCCGGTTCGTCTTACTTTAGACGGTCCGCTAACTAATCCTTTTTGGTCTCACTATGTAAACGGAAAGATCAAGAGCACGGGTGGCTTCGCATCATCTCAAACCGTGAGTATTGCAGCAGACGAAAAACTTGTAATAGATAATACGGACGGAACATATTCGATCAAAGTATTTCGAAAGGATACCGACGAATTTGTTAGAGATGTATATCGTCTAAGAAACTTCAACCTGCCCTGTTTCTTTTATATGGAGAAAGGGAACAATCAGTTCGTCGTTTCGACGTCAGACGGGCGAATAAACAAGATCAAAGTAGAGGGACATATTTACTATGGTACTGTATAACATTGACTTTTTCGACCGTAATCTAGACTTCAAGCTTGCTGCCCAAGACACTGACATTACCGTTGATGACGACTATCTTACGATTACAACTAATCGTGTTACTATACAGCCTACCAATGTTATCGAAACCGGAGATTTCATAAGGGTTGAGCGTGAAGACGGGGTTTCGTTCTTCGGCATGGTGTCTAACGTTAGCCCGGGTGAAACTTCTACAATGGTCGATTATAAGCCATTCGTCTCCTTATTTGATGAAGACATAATGTTTGACGTCAGATACCAAAATAGAACTGTGGAGCAGACCGTTAATGGAACCACTACCAAAGTAAATAAATATTCTCTTGAAAGCGTTATCAGAACATACATTAATTCATACTATGTTAGCTCTGACGACACAAAACAGAACATGAATCTTGTGGTAACCGTTAATAGCGAAACGCTTCCATGGACTCTTGGTATATATTCTGACAACGAATACACGCCATACTCTATAAGAGGGCTTTACAAAGAGATACTTATTCCAGCGCTAAAGCAGTACGGCATAGCTGTTAATGCAGAGCCTGATTTCAATGCTAAGAAGATTGTAGTTACTATCTCAAAGAATGAGTATCCCTTAGATGTTGACGGCGATCTCAGTAACGTGACAGTTAAAACCTTGAAGTATAACGACAAGCCCAGCGGAACAAACAAGCTCGAAGTATACAATGTTTACGATGGCTCCCAGGTCGGTATCACTTTCTATGTACACCCAGACAGAAGTTGGGATACGAAGAACGAAAACCGTATTACGCCTGTGTCAAGGAACATTCGCATGGTGATGCCTGACTCAGAGACATCCGATCCGTCGGAAGCTTTTGCTCTGGCTGCTATTGAGGCTGCTGAATCTGAGCTATCCGGATTGGAATGGGACAACTTGATCGAACTTGAAGTCATGCCCTGGGATGAGCTGATCGACCCGATGAATCTTGAGATTGGCCAGCCGATTTCTCTATGGTTTCAAAATGGTAGGTATACGAGCATCTTAACAGGCCGTGAGATTAATTCGGATTCGATTACTCTCACGTTTGGCTCCGAACGGATCAAATTTACAAAACGAAACAAGCTTTAATGGAGATAAATTATGAACGCTGAAATTCGCATTTACCCTGACAAGGAAATGTATGCCGTTGATATGGCAGAATTAATGCACGCGTCAATCCCTGAGAGCGGCATTCTTCAAGGGTGCGCGCTTGATTTTACCGGAGGCAATGTAACCATTCAGCCAGGCAGATTAGTTATTAAGGGTCGCCTTGCGGTGGTGGTTACGGAGGGAATCATTGAGCCGTCTGAACTTGTCGCTAGTACAGTCACGGGGCATATTTGCGCGATCTGCAATCTGGCGGACCAGAACGAAGAATACGTTAAACTGCAAATTCTTCCTAATAACGCCTATGACGATTTACTTTCCTCAGCTCGAGCCTACGAATCTGGAGACCATGGCGACACATTCAATGCATCTAATGGTACTGCCCTGCTAGAGCTTGGAACGATCACAATGACACCTTCCGGCTTAACGGGCCCACTTACACTTAATGAAGCAGGCCAGAAGCCCAAGAACATTCGAACCTTTATTGATGGAGTGAAAACGGCTCTTCAAAACAGGATCACTTCCTTGTCAAGCAAAATCACTAAGCTTGAATCAGTTGCCTTTATGAATGGCGGCGAAGGTTCTATCTATAAGCATTTTAATGCAAGGGCGCATTCTTCAGATAAATTTAAGTTGTGGAACATGACGTATCCCAATGTAACGATCGCCGCTAACTCTAAAAAGACCATCGAGTTCCCGCATAGTGATTACGGATGGGCTAGTTCGGTTTCTGGAGGAAGCGTTAAATGGAGTAATAGCTACAAAAAAGTAAAGAAAACCTATAGCCAAACGAAAGACGAGAATTTTTACAGGACATCTATAAAAACTTTCGATGAGTATGGCTATCAGTTTTTGACGCCCATTGGGATCGTCTCTGTCCAGGTTTCAAACGCTACGACCGGCGGGAAGAATTACGACGATTGCGCTCCAACCTCATGGAGATTTCAGGGCAACACTACCTCGAATCCAACGGGTTTAGTTAGAGTTGACGTTCGTAACTTTAATGCTAAAGAGGCTGCGGTAGTAAACGTATCGGTCCGCATACTCTACGTCCAGACTGAATAAAGGAGGCGATCAAAATGGCATTAGAAAATATTGTGTCGGAGGTCGACCTCGACGTTTACGATCACGATCAGATTGTTCCCGGCATTAAGGCTATAGGCGGAGACTCTGTAGTAAGGTATGTGCGAGCAAATCTGTTTAAATCGGGCGAAGTGTATGAACTTGATGACGAAAACGTTGTGGTTAAACTTCATGCGCTTAGGCCTGATCGAACGCTGGTTATCGGACCTGCTACTTATAACGTTGAACAGTCTATGATTTCTCCCGAATATACACCCGTTCGAGAGGAGGTAATAGAAGACGTTTATGAGCGTTATTACTACGTTGACGATGATAACCAGCATATCTATATAGATGATCCAGAAGACGCCCCGGAAGGCTATGAGGTAATGACTGAGGCCGTTGGCGGTGGTGCCTATTATCGCTGGTACTATATCGACGAGAATGGCAATAAAATCTACGTTTCTAGCGGTGACGTAATCCCGGCAGTATATTCTGTTAGTTACGAACTGTACGCCGAGATGACGAAGGAGATGCTGGCTGTTCCAGGCATAGTACAAATGCAATTTAAAATCACTTGCGGCGATCAGGTTCTTAAAACTTCCAAGTTTCGTGTGGATGTCGGCGAGAGCCTTGAACGTAATGTTGCTGGAACTATTGATTTAACTGCTCAGTAAGAAGGGAGGCCTTATGGCATTAAGTAAACTAACCACGTCCATTGTGCTGGATGTGTACGACCATGGCGATCCTTCAGTGGGCATTAAGACGATTTCCTGCGACAGTGGCAGCCGTTTCGTACGAGCTTCTCTGACTTACAGGCGATCCCCGTACGAGGCAGGCGCTGATTCAAGTGTATCGCTGACAGTTGTTCGTCCCGACAAGGCTGCCGTGGCTATCATCGGAGAAGTCACCAGTGACGGCGGATTACTTGCAGAGCTGACAGATACTGCGACTGCCATCAAGGGTTCTTTAATTGGACAGTTCAAAATAGAGGACGGTGAGCAGGTTCTCAGGACCGAAGTATTTAAAATCAATAACGGAGTAGCCCTGGATACTGATGCCGACATTTGGGCTGATGAGTACAAAGGATATAGTCTGGACGAATACGCGACGAAAGTGGATTTTCTTATGAATGCGATCAAGGATATTTCTGGCGACGGCGTTGACGTGGACGGAACGATCGCCAAGAACCAGACATACGTAGACCATCGCATTTCGGTTCATGACAACGGGATTTATATTAATGTGTAAAAAGGAGGCAGCACTAAATGGGAAAGCCTAAACTGAATATTCATATCCCCGGACTTCCGCAGAAAAGTAATGAGTATCGACGAGGGGATTCGACAATTATATTTGACTCGAAGAAGCATGCGATTCTCATTGACGGCGGTGAAGGGGATCTTTGGACCAAGATGCGCGGATTTATGGATGACAACGATCTTCTCCACGTAACGTGCATCGTAACCCACTGGCATCAGGATCACGATTGTGCTCTTAGAGCGGCTCTTGAGGCCAGGAACATTATTGTGGATCAGATTATTTGCCCTCCTATTTGGGAACTTAATACGATCCCGGATGGTAAGGGTGAATACAGAAGAGCGGCTTCTATCATCGGTCTTGCCAGAGAGCTCGACAAACCAATTGAGTATCTTGAAGCTGGTAAAACCCGCTGGCTTAAGATTGGCGATATCAGAGCTTGGCTGTGGAGACGTAAAGCCAATCCAAAAGACTATGTCAATTATCAGGTCAATAATACCTCGATCTCTGCATATTTTCCGGATCTTTGCTACTGGACTATGGGCGATGCTATAACCAGCGACGCTGCGTATTTCAAGTCTTTTAAGAAGAAACGCCCCATCGTAGGTTTTAAAGCAAACCATCACGGCAACGCTGAAGGCGAAGATGATTGCGACACTCTTGAGGCTGCTGGAGCTAAGATTTGCTGGTATAACGACTGGGAACCCTCCGGAACTGAGATCGGCGGAACCAACTTCAGTAAGTATGGTGCAAAGAACTGTGCTCGCCACTTTATCACTCTTCGTCCATTCAAAGACATCGATATTGTGGCTGATGGCGAAGGTCATGTTATCTGGAAGCAAGGAACTCAGAAGTGGACATTCGACGTTAATTACGGAAAGCCTAAGACAACTCCTGCTGTTAAGCCGGTTGAGAAGTCTGAAACCGTTTCAAAACTCCCAAAATTCAGAGACATGACTGAGTTGCACGGGGTCGATGTCAGCTTTGCTCAGGGAAAGATCGACTGGGACACGCTTGCCAACAAGATTGACTTCGCGATAATCCAGTGCGGTTATGGTCAGAATAGAACTTCTCAAGACGATAAGTATTATCTTCGTAACGTTGAGGCCTGCGAGAGACTCGGCATTCCTTACGGCATTTATCTATACGGTTATGCTACGACAACTACGAGTGCTACAGGAGAAGGTGAGCATGCTCTTAGGCAGGCTAAGGGGCGCATTCTGTCTCTGCCTGTCTATTACGATATCGAAGAGCGTCGTATGGCATCTATTGCTCAGGGCGCTATGTCGGCGTTTGGCCTTAAGGTTGAAAGCGCTGGTTACTGGGCCGGACTCTATACCGGAGAGTATTACTACAATGCTAACCTAAGAGGGGTCAACAGATTTTCAAAATGGATAGCAAAGTACGGCACTAATAATGGAAAGCCTCAGCATAAGCCTAACGTGCCTGACGTTCCGATTTGGCAGTATTCCAGCAGAGGAAAGCTCTCGGGTATTACAGGATACGTCGACGTCAACCTTGGATCGGATCTGATCAAGAAGGTCACAGGCAAAGACTATATTCAGGCTGCCAAGGATGTCTGGGCTGGCAAATACGGAACAGAGCCCGAAAGACCTGAGAAACTTAAGGCTGAAGGCTTCGATCCAAGAATTGTTCAGCACTTCGTTAACAGACTGGTTGCGAAGTAAAAACGAATTCTAAAAATTCCCCGGAGTAAAAATCCGAAAAACCTTTTTAACATGTATATTAATTATGACGCTAATCCATCTGGATCTCCAACCGGCGACTGTGTAATACGAGCTATTGCTACTATTACTAAAAGACCGTGGCGAGATATTCACTGGGACCTGGCCATCCTTAGCAATCAACGCTACAAGATGATGGATGACAATGTTATTTGGCATGAATATTTAAAGAACCTGGGATTCAAGATCTACGCGATTCAAGACCCGTACATGAGAATAAAAGACTTTTGTAATTCGCATCCCTATGGAGAGTATATTCTCGGTACGGGTCGTCACGTGGTTGCTGTTATAGATGGTAATTACTATGACGCGTGGGATTCTGGTAATGAGTTCCCGGTGTTCTATTGGAGAAAGGAGAACTAAATGCCTACATATAATCAGCCTCAGAATAATCCTGGCTACCTTATCATGTATACCGTTAAGGGTGAGGAAGGAGTTAACACGTTTCCTGTTGGACCTGGTCAGAGAGTGCTGCTCATCGACAGCGAAAATGCTGTTATTTATGTGAAAAGTGCCAATGCTCTCGGGCAGATTAACCCGCTGGAAATTTACGATCTGAACCTCAGACGTCCTCCGCAGCCTGAAACGCCTGCTAGTGCTCCTGCCATTAGCAAGGATGAAATTAAGGGCATTGTTAATGACGCAGTTAAAGCTGCCATGCATCAATATTTTCCGCAGATCAACTTCAATGACTAAGGAGGCAAGGCATGGGTAATCCTTTATTCGGAAATGGCAATAATAATTACGGCTATGGCGGGCCGGTTCAAAATGGTGGCCCTTTTGGAGCGTTCGGCGGGATGATGAACTTTATGAACCAGTTCAATCAGTTCCGTAGCGGATTCCAGGGCAATCCTCAGCAGATGGTGCAGCAGCTCATGCAGAATGGCCAGATGAGTAATGAACAGTTCAATCAGCTCAGCAACATGGCCAACCAGATTTTACCGTTTATGCGGAGATAGGAGGGTTTATGCCCGAATTTGAAAGTCCTCAGAGCCGTGTTGAGGCCATACTTCAAAATGCTTTAGGAGCTGAGAACGAAGTTGTACCTCAGAGCCGTGTTGAAGATCTTCTGCAGAGACTTGATGAAGCTCTGGAGAATGGCGGAGGGGGCGGCTCGAGCAGTGGCTCCAATGTAGACACGATTATTAAAGACAACAAAATACAGTTCTTCTCGAAAGGGGGTAACTGACTATGCCGCATATGGAAGGCATTTTTATTAATGGGGAGAAAGCCAAGTTTCATCCTGAGGATATTCTTGACACCAACGCTTCCCAGTATACTGAAGAGATCGGCACAGCTACCAAAGAATGGCTGAGCGAGAACATTACTCCCGAGTCCGCTGGCGTTGTGGATAAGACCCTTTCGATCGAGGGCGCTGCAGCAGACGCGAAGGAGACCGGGGACAGGATTAATGAGTTAAAGAGCGATTTACCGAAGAATTTTTTTGCTGATAAAAGCGTTTATGAACAGTTAGAGTACATTGTCGCAGAAGGATTATATGTTGATGACGTAAACAAAAAAGCTAAATCTGGATCATATAATTCTTATGGTTTCAAAGTACCATCTGCTGGAAATTATTATTTTTCGTCTCCGGGTGATTTTGTATCGGAAGAAATGACCGAAGCGGGACAGGTGTTTACTACACATCAGGCTATTACAGCAGGCACAAACACAGTTCCATGTGCGGGATATTATTATAAGTACAACACGACCTCAATTTATGCTTACGGGACGAAAGATTTGAATTATGAGGATGTGTTAAAACGTGGCAATATCTTTTCATTTGTAATGAACTCCGCAAATGTAAGATATGCACAAGGATCGGAAATACAAGCCACAACAATACAGGCACTTGTTGATGACTTGTATGTTGGCAGCTATGGTAGCGTATATAAAGCCAAAAGTTTTGCTGTAAAAAAAGGAAAAACATACATCTTCAAGTGCGACAGCTATTCTGTATCTTTTGACGTTCCGCTGATGATGTTTATAAAATATGCCAAACCCGCCACATTCTCTAATAGAGCATACGGTTATCCTTTCCCGTACAGGGCGAACAAAACAAAATCTTTCGAGATTCCGTTTTATGCGAATGAAGACGGTTTTGTGTATGTGCAAACAAACAACGGTGATTCCTTGACTATCAAATGCTATGAGGTCAGCAATCTTGAGTCCATTCCGAAACAGTATCCGCAATATAAAAAAATGCTGACAATAGGTGACAGTTTAACGTCTAATGGGGTATGGCAACCAGTAGTAAGAGAAATCCTGTTTATTCCTCAATCGTCTACTGTTGCAGTGGCCGGAAAATGTATATCAAAGAATGGTGATGATCCTATTTATGATGCTGTTATGGCATTAACGGCAGATTCGGACGTTGATTTGATAACTTTGTGGGCGGGGACAAATGATTTTGCGGCGAATGTCACATTAAGCACACTTTCCGAACAACTTGACACAGGCACAAGGGACAACACAACTTTTTATGGTGGTGTGTTGGATTGTGTAGAACATTTGATTACTCTTTATCCTAATAAACGGATTATAATGATCGGCACAACTCCGAGAACGTGGAACAACGGTGCAAGTGACTATCAAAGCACTCCGAACAGCAGTGGAAAATATCTTGCTGATTATGTCGATGCTTTCCATAATGTCGCAAAGTATTATGGTATCCCGTTTTTGGATTTACTTCGCACAAGCGGGATTAATGTATTAAACATTGATCAGTATATGTCACAGCAAGGATCGGGGAATGATTCGTACTATCTGCATCCCACAAACGATGGATATAAATACATTGGTAGGTTAATATCAGCATTTATTAAATCAGTGGGATAATTTGCGTTAAATTCAAATCCTTGCCCGAATCCAATTTGATAAGCGCATGAAAGCACACTTTAACTCACTTTTTGTTTGAACGCTGCTTACAGTGGCATTAACCATAAAATCGTTTCTCTTAATAGAAAGCGGGTGGTTCCGTTGGGCTAGTCGTTCTTCTTTTCATACAACTGAATACTGACAATTAAATAAAGTATTTAAAAAGCCATGGGAAAGAGCTCGCCTATGGCTTTTTTGTATGCAACTAATCAACTTTTATATTTTCGAAAGAGAGGTAATTAATATGTCTCTTACAGATAACAATAACGGAATGGTTATGCCGGTTTCTCCCATGTATAGCGGTGGAAACGCTGGTTTCGGCGGCTATGGAGGATATGGCGACGGTCTGTTCTGGATCATCATTCTGTTCCTCTTTGCAGCAATGAGTGGCGGATGGGGCAACGGATTCGGAACCGGTAATGGCGGTGCAGTCCTTCCTTTCATGCTGAACCAGAACACAAACAACGATGTCCAGCGTGTCGTAGATCAGCAGTCTCTTATGACCGGCATTTCTGCGCTTTCTGCAGCACAGGCTAACGGATTTGCCAACGCTGAGATCTCCAGATGCAACATGCTTTCCGGTCTTACAGGCCAGCTCAACAACATCGCAATGACTCAGCAGAATTGTTGCTGTGAGAATAGACAGGCCGTTGCGGATCTGAAGTACACTATGGCTCAGGAAGCAGCGGCAACAAGAGCTAACACTGACGCCAAAGTTCAGGGCGTAATGGATAAGCTTTGCCAGCTTGAGATGGACAACATGAGACAGAACTACGAGAATCGCATTGCGACGATCCAGAACAACTACGAGAACCGTATCTCTGGTATGCAGAACACGATCGACGGCCTCCGCACCATGAACTCCGATGCAAGATTCGATGCCTCTCAGAACGCTCAGACCGCAACGATCCAGGCCGGTCAGAGAACTCTCGCTAACGAGATCGAGCAGTACGTTCTTCCGACAGCAAAGCCCTGCTATGTGGTCCAGAATCCTAACTGCTGTGGCCATCAGACGTTTGGCTGCGGTTGCGGTGCTGTAGCATAACGGAGGTTTAGATGGAAGACATTTACACGTTTATTACGCAGTTCCATTTCCGCAACGAACTGTGGATATTGTTTATTCCACTCGGACTGATGGCCATCGATATTCTTACGGGTATCATCAAGGCTTGGGCTCAAAATGATTTCAAGTCGAAAGTAATGAGAGCTGGTCTCGCCAAGAAAGCGGAGGAGATCCTTATTCTCATTGCTGGTGAATTGATTTCATTCGGGCTCATGCTTCCCGACGTGGTCATGAACGGTGTCAGTTTCTACATTATATTTATGGAAGGAATGTCTATCCTCGAGAACGTGGATGAGCTCGGCATTCCGGTTCCCGGTGTAGTTAAAAAGGTCATCAATAATGTGGATGAGCAGCTTAAGAGCGGTGACATCGATAATATGAAAGAATAAGGAGTTATATTTATGGCAGAGTATGTATACGCTCAGGATCAGGAAGTCCTGGCCAATGAAAACGTATTACTTCAAGATTCCATTCCTTGCAACCGAGGTTACGTCATGCACAGGAATGATTCAGGAAATCTTACTCTCCGGGGTATCGTGAATAATCCTTGCGCTCGTTTTGCGAGATATTTTGTAGAGTTCAATGGAAACATCGCGCTCCCTGAAGGAGGAACTCCTGGCGAAATTTCCCTGGCGCTCGCCATCGATGGAGAGGCGCTTCAGACATCCAAGGCTAGAGTCACTCCGACAGCGGTAGAAGCTTTCTTTAACGTTACCAGCGTGGCGTTTATTACTGTTCCTGCCGGGTGCTGCTTAACGATTTCTGTCGAAAACACATCCGGAGTACCGATCACAGTCGCTAACGCAAACCTTGTAGTTAATAGAACCGCTTAAGGGAGGGGGAAACATATGCTTACGAATGAGCAGAAGAAAATTATGAGCGATCACGTTGACATGCTGTGCAAGCAGCTCGACAAGATGAACAAGAAGGGCGATATTACACCCGATGAACTCAAGCGTTCCAGCGACGTGTTTGATATCGTGAAAGACTACGAAGTCATTTGTGCTATGGAAGACTACGGTCATGATCCCGAGGAGGAAATGTACTCTTCTATGGGATATTATGGCCGTAACTCCAGAACAGCAGCGCCTTACGTCCACGATCCGGCGGGTAAAATGCCCATGTACAGCGCTCAGGGAAGAGACTCTATGGGGCGCTATTCCTCTGCAATGGGAAACGGCTACTCTCAGGGATATTCCAGAGACGATGGAAAAGCTAAAACCCGTAGAGATCTTGAGATGAAGCTTGCCAACGCAACTGACGAGAGAGAAAGGAATGCGATCATGACTTGCCTTGAGGCTCTCAATAATTAAGGAGAATAATTATGGCTAACACAATTCTTGAAAAGCTTCAGGAGAAGTATCCTAACGCAGAAGGCATCAACGACGCTAGAAACATCGCTGAAGCTGTTGCTTGCATTAGTGGTAAGGGCGGAAGAGGAGCTAATGCGATTGCGGATGCATTTCCGAAGAAGTTTACGGTGACTTTCGACGTTAACGGTGCCTCAGAGAGTATCGATCCTATTACCGTTACAGAAGGAGAGAGCATAAATCTTCGTACAGATCTCACAGGTCCTAACGGAGAGGAGTTTAACCATTGGCGAGAAGGATCTAAAGGCGATTACATCATGGAGAGTACCTATACTCCCGTCAAAGATATTGAGTTGTTCGCAACCTGGCAGCACACCATCGAAGGCGGTACGAGCTAAAGCGAGTTGAACATCACTGCTAGCACATGTTTGACAATACGGTAAACATGGTCTGGTCATAGATTTGGTCACGTGTATAGGCTGATGCTTATATTTGTGGCTAAAATTAGACTATGCGAGCGGGTTCGAATCCCGCTATCTCCATTCTATCAAACAACCCTTGGGAGTCGCATAGGCTTCCAAGGGCTTTTCTTTGGCTTATTTGGGAAACAATTCCTACATTTGCTATTAATTTTTCAAATCTGACAACTTATTTTGTCACGAATTTGGTCACGGAATCGAAGTGATTTAGCGCCTTGTCCGTAAGAGCCGCCGACTGACTGGAGAAGGTGTGACGGTAGACGTAATTCAGAACGTCCGTAGTAGCCCATCCACCACGTTCCATGATATAGGCGTCCGGCAGTCCATTAGCATGAAGAGTAGAAACACAGTAATGACGAGTAGAATGGAAATTGTAGACGTCTTCAATGCCAATGCGCTGTTGCATACGCCTGAAGTAGTGGCTAATCTGGTCAGGTTTATATTTTGTAACGTAGCCCTGATCACGGATCCGTTTGACTACGTAATGAGGCATCTTGATCTGTCTGTTGGACTCTACGGTCTTGGGCGTGGGTTTAATTATATATTTTCCACTAGTGTCCTTAACCATATCCTTGTCAACAGTAACCCAGTCTCCATTGAAGTCATCCAGAGTTAGGGCGCATATTTCTCCACGTCTGAGCGGACCGAAAGCACCTAACATGATAGGTATCACAAGGTCCGGGTACATATCTTCAGCAAGTCTGATCAGTCCAGCCATCTCCATGTCGTCGGGTATATCTATCTTAGTTTTCTCTTTCTGTGGGAGCGATACGTTATATTTTTGACCGGTAGCAGCCTGGATGAAACCCATATAGTTGCGGATTGTCTTAGGGGATCTGTCCAGTGTATCTACGAGATTCTGGAGGTCGGAGGTCTTAAGAGCCGTAAGCTTCTTATTGCATATCTGCGGGTATCTCTCGCCCATCATCTCCTTAATTCCTATGTAACTGCGTATAGTAGCAGCTGATCGAGTTTTAGTTCGAGACTCAATGTACGATTCCATTGCCTGCATAAGGGTTGGATTATTCACGGCTTCTCTATGCTCGTCTGCGAATTGAGCTGCCTTGGCTTGTACTCTCTTCTTATCGCGATCGGTGAAGGTATATCTCTGCCCGTCTATCATAATGCGGACTCTGTACGTGCCTGAGGGTAATTGTTCGATTTTCATGGGAGCTCCTTTCTGAGCATATTTTACAGGGATTATTATAGCAAAAACATTCAAATTTAAGGAGGATAAAACTATGAGATTTTACGTGATTGAGGAAACATGGTGGAATGGAGAACGATACGAAGAAGCTCAATACGACACCGTAGCTTTAGGAGTGTTTGAAACTTTAGAAAAAGCCGAGGAAAAACTTAAAGAACTGTTTGCTAGGCATAGCACAGTTTACGGTTATCCTGGGAAGTTTGTTAAAGACGAGCATTCCATTAACAGCTGGGATTGGGTGTACGATCGAGATGACGACGATCTTCTCCCCCGCTATTCGTACGTGATCAAAGAGTTTGTGCTAAACGACTTGAATAAAGGATTGTTGGAGAACTTTGAAGGGGCGTAACAGCCTCTTCTTTTTTTGTGCATATTTTACAGTCCCTAATATGGTAGGAAGAGCATGACTTCTTCGGAAGAAACGCCACTTTGGAATTCGCCTGCGTTTTCCATCGTATCGTGAACGGCAGTCAGCACATTCTACCAGAGAGAGAGTAACTGTAACGGAAAACCCGAGCGAGACGTGAGCTTCGGCAAGAGCGTACGAAGAGGTGGCTACAGTTACTTTCTTTTTTGCCGTTGTGGTGCTATTCTACCACACGAAACGTGCCTACCGGTAGAGCGCGTTCACGATTTTGTCCAATAAGGAGGTAAAGAAATGCGTGGACGAGCTAAAGACAGAAGAAAAGACATTATTAAGGGACGTGCACAAATGAAAGGGCTGAGTGTAGCTGACTTAGCCAGAAAGACTGGAATCTCTGAGAGCACCATATATCGAAAGCTAAAATTTCCCGGGGGAATAAATTTGGCAGAACTCGAGGTTATAGATGAGCTGGTAGAGTTTAGCGACGAGGAGATTCTATATTTCGTTAGATGGAGGAGGTGCAGCAAATGAGCACTGTAATCCGGAACGAAATCAGTAAGAAAAACCGCTACTATATTTCTAAGCACAGAATGCTGGAACTTAAGCATTTTTGCCTACAGTACGAGGAATGGAGGCAGGAGTATGTAAGACTGACGGTCCTGCAGGGATACGGCTACGGTCATATTCCAGGGGGTAACAGACCGGATCCGTCGAGTAAGATAGCCATGAGGGCTGCTGAATTAGACGGCTATATGAAGATGGTAATGAAATGCTGTAAGGAAACTGATGAGAGCATTTGGACTTATATTTTCGAGGCAGTAACTTGCGGTTTGAGCTATGGTGCATTGGATAGCAGAGGGATTTCCTGTGGTAAGGACTATTATTACGATAGATATAGGAAATTCTTCTGGCTGCTAGATAAGGAGAGATGATTATATTTTACAGCTCGTATAGTAGACAATTAGTGTCACATCAAAGGAGGTAATAACATGGGAAAGAAATTTATATTCTATGCAGCAGAAGTAGGCATTATCCTGACCAACGTTATAATACACATAGGAGTAGCTGGACTTCTGGCATTTGGCGTGTATCAGCTGAACAGCTTTTTAGGTCTGGAGGTTGATGCACCAAGATGGAAGTACGCTCTGACGGGGATCATATACTTGGTCTGTAATGGGCCGTTCGTTGTAATAGAGGTGAAGGACACCATAGAAAAAATTGATGCCCTTCTTGATTGGATGTGATTGTCCAGGGGAGCATCCATTACGGGTGCTCTTCTTTTTTGTTTATATTCTACAGTTCCTATAGTGACAATCGTGTCGCACTAAGGAGGTAGCAATATGACGAAAGGAAAAGTGTTGGCCTGGATTGCTGGTATGGCGGCTTCGATCGGCATTGTAACATGGTGCGAGATTGACAACCGTAAGCGAGAAAAAGAGTTAGACGAATATTGGAGAAATCAAAGGGAGACACTGATTAAGGCTCAGGAACAAGCAAAGGCTTTGACTGAGCATTTTCAGCAGCAAACCATTGAGCTCCATAAGGGAATGGAAGAACTCTGCGCTGCGGAAGTTATCTGCCCAGACGTTGTCGCGGAGCTCAAAGCAGAAGGCAAATGGCTGGAAACAGAAGAAGATGGTTACCGTTATTTTACGGAATAACACGTTGTCGTTGGAGAGGATCTTCGGGTCCTCTTCTTTTTTGTTTATATTTTACAGGCGCTATAATGCAGACGCAGAAAGGAGGCAATTATGAAACTTTTGACACATGAACAATATGAAAAATTAAGCCCCGTTAAGCGGAGCGTGTATGAGAAGAGAGTACAGAGATATTATGGCGTACGTCAAATGAACCTTGCTACAGAACCGTGGATATTTAAACCAAACACGAGGATGCTATTCAGGAGTTCAATTTCGGGTCTTTATTTCATGACAACAAAAGATTTTCTCGACGCTAACGTAACGGCGGCAAACATATTGATGGAAATGACAAACGAAGAAGTAACTGCAAAAGAAGCATTAGAACGTCTGCTGAATGAAGTAGGGCCCTAACAGGTCCTCTTCTTTTTTTTCGCGCATATTCTACAGCTCGTATAATAGACAATAGTGTCTGATTCAAAGGAGGTAATATGAAGAAATTTATTATTGGCTTGACAGCAGGAACCACGATAGGATTCATTCTGGCAACTGTAAGCGACGTTTACGCCGTAATTTGGAAGGGCGTTGATCTTACAAAGGCGATTAAAGAATGCTTCTATGGCGGGTACGAGCTTGGCGAAACTGTCAATAAATGGAATCGGAAATATTCCGAACCCAAGAAAGCAAGGCACACTATGTAGGCGAGTGGTCCGTGCTCAACATGTCTCACGGACAAAAGAGGGGATTCTTTACAGAGTCTCTTCTTTTTTCGCGCAGGATTTGCAAGTGATGTAGTAGATAAACAAATCTTATTTTAGGAGGTACTATTATGACACTTGCAGCAATGGCAACGGTGATAGTAGTCCGTCTTATGATGGATTACATCGACATAGCAGAGGGCAGAATCTAAAGGCCCTCTTCTTTTTTTCGAATTTTTGTATGCGCAAAATTTGCAATGTATGTAGTAGAACACTATTACTTTATATATTGAAAGGAGAACAAAAATGAATTGTTACACAAGAAAAGAAAAGATCCAGATGGCAATCGAGGAGATTACCGCAAAAGTTAAGATGGTCGTGGAAATCACGGTTATCGTGGCTGGCGTGGTAGCGCTCGGTATCATCGGTATCATGAACAGCAAAATAACAACATTGGAGAAAGAACTGGAAACATATAAGTATGTTCAGGAACAGGAGACGAAAACTGAATCCTACATTATGGTTGACGGCCACAAATACATGGTCGTTGACACGGCATTGTAAGGATCAGGGGCTTCGGCTCCTTTTCTTTTTGTGCATGTTTTACAGGGGATATAGTAGCATAAACATTTTTATATTAAGGAGGTAACAAATGAATATCAGAACATGGTTTATTGATAAGAAGCGTAAGGCAATGGATGAGGTCGAGAAACTCACTGTTAAGCGACTTACTTCTGACGAGATGGAAGAATCTCGCCGAGTGATCGCCAAACAGTTTGACGATTTACTCGACACCATGCAGGACTATGAAGACGCGCTCGAGAAGGCAAAATCTGATATCCGTAGAGACAACGAAATTATTAAAATGTTGTGTGGAAAGGAGGCGTAAGATGATCTATATTCTGGTTATGATCGCGGCTATCGCTGGATTAACTATATCCGACGATGTCGCTGACAAGATCTGGGATAAGATGGGAGTCTAACGGCTCCTTTCTTTTTTGTCTGCGCAAAAATTACAATGCATATAGTAGAAATAATAGCTTAAAGGTAGAGCGCCACTTCGGTGGAGACAAGGGTTCGAGTCCCTTTTATTTTTTGCCGTACACAGGTGACGAAAGGAGGAAGTATGGTAATAGAGTTAAATCTTTGGGCAGTAGCATTAGTGGCTGCTATAATTTTTCTCGGGGGTTATATTCTCGGAAAGCTTCAGAGAAAGGATCCTCATTGTTCAGGGAGACTGATCATTGACGAGAAAGGAGAGACTGAACGATGGTCAATTATGATCGATGACGACATTGACGAGATCCGCGATAAGCCGTTTATATTTTTGGCTATTGACCGGCGCGCATAACTTACAGTTCCTATAATGCAACAGTAAAACAAAAGGAGGATTCTAATATGGAAGAAAACACACAGGTAACTTTGGAGCAGGTTCAGAGTGATCTTCTGGCGCAGTTCTACGAGGAACGCACACCGGAACAGGATCAGGCCTATTGCGATCAGTTCGACCGCGTTAGCAAGGCTTTGGCTGAGCAGCGTAAGGCTGAGAACGAGAGGGCTCGAATCGAAATGGAGGAAGCCAAATCTGTAAGAGATGCAGAGGCGGCGGACAGACGTTCGAAGAGAGAACTTATCGGGAACGGTCTTAAGACTGCTGGCCAGGTCGGTGCGGCACTGGTGGCAGGGTTTGTTTCGATCGTTTCGGTGGCGAGAATCATCAACGCCGAAGATCACGATAAGTTGGTGCTGTCCAAGGCTATCGGGTTCGTCCTGAAGCCTCGCGGATAACGTTGTACAAGAGGTTCTGGCAGAAATGTCAGGGCCTCTTTGTTTTTTGCGGTTATAATTTACAGTCCTTATAGTGACGAATTATGTCGTAATAAAGGAGGTACATATGAAGACAAGAGACAAAAACCTTATGGAGTGGACTAAGTGCGTCTGGACGGAATTGGCAGATGCCGACTGTAATCCCGACATCATTCCGTTTGCGTTATGCGATGCATGCGAGATCGGATTCAATAAAGGATTTACAGCAGGACTGACAATGACGGCCGTTACACTTGTGGCCGCATTTGTAGGTGGAACGGCTTGGGGTCTTTGGGAACTCAAGAAATCCGATAAGAAATAATTTGTCGAGAGAGGGGCATCCATAACGGGTGCTCTTCCTTTTTCTAATTTTTGTATGCGCAAAAATTACAGCCGCTATTATGCAGTATTATTTTTTTAAAGGAGGTATCTATTATGATTGATTTCAGACAGGTAACATTAACAAAGGACGACGTGAGAAGGGTTCGCATCCAGAATTACAAGGCACTTGATGCTGAGAATTGGTCATCACAATTGGTGATCGATCTCAATACCAGGGAGTGTGAAACTAGAGAAGCGATCCGAATTATGCTCACGAAGGAACAGCAGAAGGCACTGTACAAATCGTTGAAGAAAGCCCTTAACAAGTAACTGCGGGCGGGAGGCTCTGTTGGCAAAAGCTAGCAGGGCCTCTTCCTTTTTCTAATTTTTGTATGCGCATAATTTACAACTCCTATATTAGCGGTAATACGGTTTTAGGCAAAGGAGGTCTAAGTATGTTTAAGAATTTATTTATGACAATGAGTTACAGCACATTCATGAAGTGGCAGATCGCGGCGATGGCGACCGGGGCTGCTTACGTCGGAATGGCATGGCTTGGAAGCAAATGGAAGGAGGCATATAAGGAAGCCCAGGATGCTGGAGCTGTACGCTAAAGAAAGGAGGAGGAATGACAATTTTAGGAACTATGTTGATCATCCTGGGGCTTATTCTGATATTAACAGATAAGAAATAGGATGACCAGCGGAGGGGACTATGAATGACATAGCCTCCTCTTTTTTTATTGAAAGGAGGAAACGAAATGAGATATTTACTGACGTTTATTGTATGCGACATCGTACTTGGGCTGGCTATGTATGGTTATATTTGGGCGCAGTGGCATACATATAAGAGACTTATCGCTAATCACGGATGGAGTCTGGAATGCGCTAACCCGACGCTTCTTAAGGATATTTGGCGATGGTTCGTACCGCTCTACGGTCTCCTTATGTACATGACTGTTGGAATCATCCTTGAACAGATGGCATACACCAGTAAGAGAGACTGTGGTAACAGACTGGAAGTAAGTGTGTTCGGATACGATAGCGTATACAGCGAACCGATTGAGTAAAATTGTATTGCGCAAAATTTACAACTCCTAGAGTAAGATAATCATTTTTAATTTAGGAGGATAAATACTATGACAAGACCTGGATTTTTTAAGAGTTTAAAGATTTCATACGCAGGGCGGTTAATAGATCCTGGTAGGAGAATAAGAATCTGTAGAACCAACTTGGATTGGAGTCAGAGTGAATTGGCTAAAAGAGCTAATCTCACTCCGGCGTACATCTCAAGTTTGGAGCTCAACAGATACGAAGCTCCTACGAGAACCTACGAAGCTATCGCCCGTGCTATGGGGATGAGGCTCGATCAGATGTGGGGATTGGCATAAACCAATCAATTTAAAAACTGAATAATGGGAGCGGGAGGCTCTGTTGGCAAAAGCTAGCAGGGCCTCTTAGTTTTCTCAGACATTTATATTTTTTAGGAGGTACGCACATGACACTTATTGAACTTCAGGACATTTTGGGAAGAAGAATCGAGACTACGCTCAGAGAGGATCTCACTCCTGAGGATAGGCAGATCGCAAATGAGCAGTCTAAGCTGGTGGTTGATATTGCCAAGCAGATGATTAACAACGGTGACCTCATTCTCCGTACGGAAAAGCTGGCGGCTCAGACAAAGTCCCTTAAGAAGTCGTATGCTATGAGGCTTGTTACTGGATGAGCTACGACGATAGATGGATAATCGACAACTGGCAGAAGTATAGAAATTGGTTACGGCTGTGCGATGCTTATAACGAGACTCACGGAACCAATATTAAATACAGCACATTCAAGAGTCATTGTAACCACGAATGCCGTCTCAATTATCATTATACTGATAAACAAAAACGGTGGCTTGTTGATAATTATCCGCATATGGGTAGAGTTAAATGCGCTAAAGAATTCAATCGTATATTTGGAGAAACGCGCACACCTCAAGCCATTAAGGTTGAATGCAAGAAATTAGGCCTTTGCGTAACTAATAACCGTAAGAAAGAACGGGCTATCGAGAATACGGGACGCTATCACGAGATCGGATCCATTGTGTGCAAATCTCATGGAGAGGCTTATGTAAAAACTGAAAACGGTTGGAAAAGAGTCAAAGATGTTGTATATGGCGATAAACCAGATGACTATATTTTAGTGCATCTCGATAACGACGTTACAAACAACTCTGCTGAAAATATTAGAGCTATTTCAAGATCTGTTAATGCACGGATGACCGCAAACAAATTCTGGTCTAAGGATCCTGATATTACTAAAGCGGGCATATTATGTTGCGAACTGGATGAACTTTTAAAGGAGGAAAACTATGGGAGCAGTCTATGATATTTATTTGGAACTGAACGGAGTTGAGGATGAGGACGCCATTGTAAAGAAAACATGCGGCTTCATTGAACAGAGTGAAGGAGTGGTGTGGAACGCTACCGCTCGTAACCTTACAGAGGACTCTAGCTTGATGGAAGCTCTGCGGGCTATATTTGGTGAGAGCATTACATCGTCATATGATGTCAAGCAAAGAGAAGACGGTAGCTATTACGCGGAAGCGACACCAAATGGGTTTGATGCTTCTTTCACAGCATCTTACGGCTGGATGGACGTCATGTACGATTGGTTTGTATATATTTCTGACGTTATTGGAACTGATTCAATCCTCACGATTGATCCGGACTGCGACGCTCTTAAGCTTATTAAAACGACCAGTGGCCGAGTAAGAGAAATAGCACCCTGAACAATTTCTGCAGGCACTATAATGCAGCATAAAAGTTTATATTTTAAGGAGGTACAAATGACTGTAGACATTAATGACTTCAAGAAGGAGGCGAAGATCAGAGAGCTGAAGGCAAAGGTTAAGGCTGGTTATGACAAAGCCAAGCAGATTGTCGTGGATCATCCGGCTGAGAGTTTCGCTCTGGCTACTACAGTAGTCGGCAGTGTGATCGGACTCGTAAAGAGAGCTGATCGCAAGGCTGATCTGAAGAAGGCAGAGAATCTCAAGGAGCGGTATATTTACGACCGAAGCATCGGTGGCTATTGGAAGACCAGGCGTAAGCTGAGCACTTCTGATATGCTCGAGATCGAACGCCAGAAGAAGATGGGTCGCAGCCTCGGAGAGATTCTCCGTGATATGAGACTGCTGTGATATTTATGAGGGAGGGCATCCATAACGGGTGCTCTTCCTTTTTCTAATTTTCGTCAGTCAAATATTTCCATATGAAAGGGGACAAAGCATGAGTAATGAGAAACTCATCAAAAGCATCAACGACGAGAGACACGCAGTAACTGAAGGAAATCTTAAGCGGGCTGCTGAGATGGCTCTCAATAGTGACGAGGGCATCTGCGTTAAAGATCTTGCAAGAGAGTTCAACATCTCATCCAACAGTGCCAGAAGATATATGCTTAAGCTTCTGGACAGAGACTGGGTGTTTCCTGCCGGAAAGGTCGGCAAGACGGTCCTTTACAAGGCAAGAACACCTCAGACCGAAGAGAATCCTGAACCCCATACTGTTGTAGAGGAAGCACCTAAGGAGGATCTTATGCCTGTTGGACACAGCGGTAAGGAGTTCGAGCCTGGAAGTTATATTCCTTGCACAGACGAATGTAAGCCTGGAGACGTTATCTGGATCAGTTCGAGATCAGGTGAAGGTGCGTTCTTCAGATATTTAGTCATCACTCCTTGGGAGCACAAGGCGATGGTTCTGGGTATCTTCGAGGAAGGTCATCCTAAGCTGGACCTCAATGATCCTTATTATTGCTATATTGGTCAGGATCCGGAAAAAGGCGTTAATCTGTATGCGGATCTTCGCAACAACTGCCAGCGTGGCTACAAGCAGTTTGGCGAGAGACTCATGCACGTAGATCAGGATCTGTTCGACGACGTTAAGGCTCGTCTGGCCAGGTCTATGGGAATCGATCGTATGAAAGTCAAAGAGGCCGATCCGGATGTGGTTAAGCTGCTGAAGAACAAGATTGCCAAGCTTGAGGATTCCAACAAAAAAGGAGCCGAATCTGTTAAGAAACTCCTGAATCGCATCGACGGTGCCAAGATCGAGTTGGATGGAGCGAGGACCTTACTCGACGAGCGTAACAAGAAGGTCGAGCAGCTTCAGGAAGCCAACGATCGCCAGACGGAGACCATTAATGAACTTCTGGCTGCAACTCGTAAGGATGCTGAGACTATCAAAGAGCTCGAGAAACGGAATGCTGACTTGGAAAAGATTGTTAATGAACTTGACGATCAGCTTGAGAAATACGAGCCAGCAACTCCGGCAGCACCTCAGCAGACAGCGGTGTTTGATAACGATCTCTTCACTGGAATGGTGATCGACAGCAAGGTAAAAGAAACTAAGATCGAGATGCTTGAGGATCAGGTCAAGATGCTCCGGCAGATGGTCTTCAACATGATCAAAGGAGGTGGCGTAGCGTGACGGATAAAAGACATGTAGGTAGACCCAAACTTAGTGATGACATGAAGCGTAGTAAAACATATTTTATCCGCTTCAGAGATGCTGAGTACAACGAACTTAAGGCAAAAGCGGCGGAGGCAGGAGTCTCTGTCGCTTCTTATATTCGTGAGCGTGTGCTGGAAAGGAAATGAACGATGTACATAACAACAGTTACAAAAGTCACATATGAGCTCCCCAGAGAAGAGGACTTATATCTCAGATTCAAGGATCTTCACGGAGACGAAGGCTGGGAAGAACATAGATCAGGAAACTTTGTTACGTTCTCGAATGAGAATTCCACTATCAGAGAAGTAAGTATCCTTAATGGAGCAGTTACATTTTTAGAAACGAACTAAAGGAGGAAAGCTAATATGAAGATGTCTAGAAACGAAGCACTCGGTCTCACAGCTATCGGCGCAATCGCATATTTGGCATATAACCTGTATAAGTCCAAGCAGGAGCTCAAGACCAAAGAGAAGCAGTACACAACTGACCTGCAGAACGGTGTTGAAGAGGTCAAGGAAGAAGTTAAGGCTTCTATCCATGACGAACTGATCAACAAGTCCATCGGCAAGGCTGTTAACGAGAGAGTTGATGATATTCTCTCCAAGGCTACTCACAGTGCCATCAACGCGGCTAAGAACCAGATCGCAGGCGAAGTGAATTCCACCGTAAGAACATATTGGGCATCCACGAAGGATTCTATCAGCAATGATATTCTTACACAGGTCGGTAAGCTGGATGTCGATGAGATCCGCGAGGAAGCCGTGAACAAGGCCCGTGACAAGGCTATGACCAGCATTGACTCTAAGATCGACGACGTTATCAGCGGTATGCAGGAGAAGGCAGATGAGAGAATCGAAGCTGCTATCTCCAAGGCTGAGAATCGCATTGAGCGGAAGTCATCGGATATGCTGCTTGATCTTAAGAGCACATACAACCTTACCAGGCAGATCCTGAACGTATAAGGAGGTTATATTTATGGAAGAGAATTACAAGTTCGTAGATTTCCGAAGATATTGCCCTCTTTGCATCCATAATGATGAGGAAGAGAGCGATCCATACAAACCTTGTAACGACTGTCTGGCTGAAGGGGCTCGCATAGGGTCCCAGAAGCCTGTTAATTTTAAGGAGGCGGAATGAAGAAACGAGTGACGCTCGTACTGGAAGTGGAGTCTGACGATGATTACATGTTACGTGACGACATCATTGAGCGTGACTTACAGAGGGAAATAAACTGCGCCTGCAACAGCTATGATATAGTCGGCTTCAAGACCGAAATTGTCGAGTAAAATCTACAGCCCCTTATATAGATGCATGAAACAGTATATAGGAGGTGAACGATATGATCACTATTTTGGTTTGTATTATGCTTGGCGTTATGGCCGTCGGAGTCGTGGCTGGTGTGCTTATATTTGGTATAGGCATGCTCGGAACGGCTCTGGTCTGGGGTATCAAGCTGGGCATATGTATCATTCCGATATTGATCGGCGTCTTACTTGCTAAGGCGCTGTTTGGTATCTGAGCAAAAGGCTCTGGCAAAAATGTCAGGGCCTTTTATCTTTTGGTTAGGAACTACAGTCACTATAGCGCAACTATAAAAATTTATATTTTTAGGAGGAAACTATGAAATTGAATGTAATTAAAACAGTAACGAAATTGTTTAACAAAAGCAAAACAACAATCATTAAGCATGGTCCTCAGATCATGGCAGTTGCTGGAGCAGCGTGCTTTGTAGGCGCGACGATCTGCGCGATCAAGGAGACTCCTGGAGCAATGGCCGAGCTGGAAAAGAAAAAAGCTCTGGATCCGGATATGACAACTCTGCAGAAAGCAGCTGTGGTTATGCCCAAATTCAAGGGCACTCTAGCGTTTACGGCTGTAGGTGTTGGTTTCAACTTCGCAGCATGGAAGTTCAAAGGTATCAGATTCGCTGAGATGGCAGGCATTGCAACAACCGCTCTGAGCGACAACGGCAAACTTAAGGAAGCTCTTAAGGAGAAGGCTGGCGAAGAAGAGGCTAAAAAAGTTATCGAGAAGATCGATGAGGAAAACGGCATCCACAGGATCGTTGAAGGCGACGATGCGGATGCAAATCCCCCGGAAGGACATAAGTGGGAATTGTTCCGCTTAAAGCCAACCGGAAAGACCTTTTATCATCGTAAGAAGGTGGTAGAAGAGCGTCTGAGCGAGTGCCGCTCACTTCTGAGACTGAATCAGGTTGTAAGTATGCCTGATATTTATAGCGAGCTCGGAATCGGACCGTGTGACCTTGAAATCGGTTGGATGATCGACGGCTATTGCTCAGAAGCTGATATTCATGACGAATTCGATTGGAATATGGTGCCGTTCGAGGATGACTATGGTCGCCTTGGCTGGCAGATCGAATTCAAGAGTGAGCCTAAAGCACTTCCCTTTTGAGGGAGAAGAGCTAGAATTTAAGAAATTTTGTTCTAGATTCGCGGCGTTATCATTTGTGTGATCTGAGGATCTTGAGAGGCTGGTAGAAATACCGGTCTCTCTTAATTTTGCGCAAAATTTACAGTGCGTATAGTAGAGGTGTTAAACCTTGTTAACAATTATATTTTCATTATAGGAGGTCTATTATGGCAGAAGTAAAGAACAATGTAACTGGAAACGAGCAGAGCATCGATGAGAAGAAGGAGCAGCAGGGAACACCTGACGTTCCTGCAGATAACAAAGACGAGAAGAAAGATGGAGTCTTCAAGAAGATCGGCAACGGCTTCAAGAAGCACGGCAAAAAGATCGGAATCGGTCTGGGTCTCGCAGCGGCATTCGCTGGAGGTCTAGCAGCCGAGAAGTTCGGTTTGCCTGCTTTCGGGAAGAAGGATCCGGATCAGCCTGAAGAGCAGTAAAACCGTCTAGAGAAGGATGCAGGAAAGGAGGTGGAGCTTAACGGCTCCTTCTCTTTTTTCTTTGATATTTTAAGGAGGTGGATGATGAGAAAACCAAAACGCGTTAAAAAATCAGAGCGTCTAAAGAGGGCGATGCTTCTCACAACGCCTGAGGGAGTCAAAACACCAGAGACGCAGGAGCTCATAAAAACTCTCACAGAGCAGTATAATGGCGTACCGCCTGCGTTATATACTCTTAACGATGTTGGCGAACCTATTCCATTAGCAGAGGTGCAAAATGAACGAACTTGACGTGGCAATGCTGATCATATTTGATCTTGGGGTTTGGGGCCTTAGCTTGGAGCCGTGGAGCCCGCATCCGCCTCTTATGGTAGCAGTAACAGTGTTATATTTCTGCGTAAGAACTGCAGCTAATATAGTGATAAGTAAATTCTTTAGAAGGGAGAAAAACTATGGACAAGAAAAGCGTAATTACAAAAGTTCTTATGGCGATCGGATTCGTTATCGGAGGGATAGGCGGTGCAGCAGCCGCAGGATCGCTCCCAGACGATCTGAAAACCATTCAGGACAAAATGGTTAAACCGCTTTCTGATCCGGTGGTTGAAACTCCGGCAGAAGAGTAACTATCAACCGGAGAGGCTGGCAGAAATGTCAGTCTCTCTTTTCTTTTAAGGAGGCTTTATGGCTGAAGTGAATCTCAACGATATTTCATCCAACTCTGACGCATCGAGGGCTAATAGTCAAGCACCTAGTGAAGACACCGATCTGATTAAGTATGACCCGGTTAAGAAAGTAAATCCTTTCATTAAGATGCTTAATTTCTTTGGCATCAATACCGAGTTAGACGGAGCCGGTGCAGCTATCTGGCAAGACGTTATAGTCCCAACATTCTTAGACGGATGCAGGGACAGCGTCTACACAGCAGCTGATTATATTTTCGGTGGATCAAGCAATGCCCGGAAAAATTCCCAGGGGAGAAGGCAGTCAAAAAGCGGCTATACGGCATACAGCTCTAAGTCGACTTCTAAGCAGCCCAATAGATCGCCCAATGTGAATTCGTATTTCCTGGAGTTTGACGAGCGCAGCAGCGATGATCCTAACAATCCTGGAGCTCAGGACGTTCTCGATCAGATGCGAGATGTAGTCGATGCGGTTGGCAGCGTATCCATTCAGGATATGATCACGATCGCTAAGAAAACAACGTCAAACTACACGCTCGGCGATTGGGGATGGACAGATCTGAGTCGTGTTATGGTAAGAACTACATCGAACAGGAGATTTAAGATCGATCTTCCTAAGCCGGTATATTTGAAAGAGGACTGATCATGGATTGCCCGTGTAAAGGTTGCACGGATCGTGAGGCCGAATGCCATAGTAGGTGTCCGGCCTATAACGATTGGCGCAAGCTTATAGACGAAGAACGTGACGCTAGAAACGGAATAAGTGAAATCACTAACTTCTTGAACCGTCCAACGAAGAGATCCAGAAGGCGGTTTTAGTTATATTTTAGGAGGTACTATGGGTAATACGTTTATAACAAACGCTAGACCTAGGATTCGTATATTCGGAACTGGATATAGGTTTTTTGACTTAGATTACAGTTATGTACTGCTTAGCAAACCGGAGCTGGATGAGTCTATCTGGGATGGGTGCGACTTAAAGTATTCGCACATCAACCTGGGGAATATCCGTAATGCGCTTTTCCGCCAGTGCGATATGGCATTTGCGTCGATCGGCAGAACCGCAGTTATAAGCACAGAGTTCTCAGATGTCAGATTTACGGCAGCTAGTATACATGCGTCATCGTTCATTAACTGTGTATTTTCGCGCGTTACGTTTGATCACTGTTATTTATATGAGGTAAGTTTTATTAATTGCTGGTTCAAAGATTGTAGTTTTGATGATGTAAACGGCGATCCCGGAGTATTTGACGTCAATTGCGAGTTCACAGGCGGATCACCCGACACTGGGAAACCTTATATTCCAATGGCTTGCCCCGACAAGGGCGAATTCATTGGCTATAAGAAGGCTGAAGCTTATGTTCCTGGCTATCTTGGTGACACAGGTAATGTCATTGTTACCTTACGTATTCCGGCCAGTGCTAGAAGATCTTCAGCTTTAGGACGGAAATGCAGATGTGAATATGCCGAGGTTATCGATATCGAGTGGGCCGATGAATACCTTAAAAAGACGGCAGAACCTCCGAAACGAGCTCAGAGTTCTTATTGTCCGGTTGTTTACTCGGCTAGAGGCCAAAAAGAAAAATGGGTAGGCTTAGAGTACGTCCTTGGCTCGATGGTATATCCTGATTCTTTCGATCCTGATCGCTGGCATGAATGCACTAACGGTATTCACTTCTTCATTAACAAGCAGGAAGCAATTAATTACTAAGGAGGCGTTATGGGCAAAAGCTATAATAACGAGCGCAGAAGATTCTTCAAAGAACTGATCGAAGCCGGTAAAGTCGCACTTAAAGCTAATGGCGAACACAATATTAAGTTCGGCTGTGAGAATAAGGAGTACCAGAAATACATAGAGGCTGGTATGAGCGAACGAGACGCTTATAACCGGGCTTCATATTTTCGCGGTGGGAATTTATCTAAGAAAGCTCAGGAATATGCTTGCTGGGAAGAAATTATTGAGCTGGCTAAGAAACTGGCGGCAGCAGGGATTAATCCTAAGATCGTTTGCAAAGGATAGAAAGGAGTGGTAAGAATGAGCGATATTTCTAGTCAGACAGCCAAGGCCGATGCTGGAAAGGCTCCTATTTCCTTGGTGCCAATGAATGCTGTGTGGGCCGTATCATGGATCCGTAAGTATGGCAATGAGAAATACCATGACCCAGACAATTGGATCGAGGTTGAGCCCGAGAGATACAGAGACGCCATGATGAGGCATCTTCTGCAATATTTAGAAGATCCTGAAAGCATTGATGAGGAATCTGGTTATCCACATCTGTGGCACGCAGCCTGCAACATGTTCTTCCTTATTTCTTTAGAGTATGGGGAAGAGGCTAAGACAGACTATGCTGCACGCGAAGACACGGACGAGGTTTTTAAGCAGATCAGCGAGATGAGAAAACGACTTCAGGAATCGCTTTCGTTTAAGTTTGCTGAGAAGAAGGAGAAATTAGCATCGCCCAATGTCAGTCGAGAGGCTTTGCTCCATAAGTTAGAGAATTTCGACGACTCCGAGGGGATCAAGGTCAAATATGTGAAGCAGATGATCACTCATACAGGAACCGACCATGACGACGGAGAGCCGATACAGAGGTAAGGAGGGCGTCTAATGGGTAAATGGATCGTTACTCAGGATTATATTCGCGGAGAGCTCTGCTACATGGTGGAGCACTCCGTAACCGGAGAGAGAAAAGGCGCATTCGACTGGCAGGCTCGAGCGCAGGAGTTTGCGGATGAGTTGAATAAGGAGGAAAAATGATGGCGACTATCGTTTATTGTAATTTGGAGCAGTGTCTCAAGAGAGATCCTGAAAAATGCATTTGCCTGGCTGAAGAAATTTCTCTCGACGAAGATCATTCTTGCTGCGGTGGTTGCGATGAAGGATGGGAGTTTCCTGAAGAGGAGGATGAAGAATGAAACAGTATAAGATCGACGCCTTTAAGGGCTATGAGAAATTCATTAAGAAGATCGGCAGGAAAGAGGGTTATATTTGCTATATCTCCTGGTCCAGCAAAAACACCCTAACAGTCAGACTGTCCATTCCAGGCTTTTTAACCAGCAATCCGAAGGACATAAAGCAGGATCCGGTGTTCTTTTATGATCCTTCTCTGGAGTGCGATGTCTCTCGGTTCGATCCGAAAGGTAACGAGGTCGACATGTATAAGGAAACATATGACACTATGGTTCGGATGCACAACGATTTCCGACGCATGAAAAAGGCATTTAAGGAGAAAGAATGAGTATAACGAACTGTCCTAACTGCGGTGCCTCGGTAGTCTCTAACAAGTGTGACTATTGCGGCACTTATATTTTTGACTTCTCTCAAATTAAGATGGGTGAGCCGTGCTGGATATCTGTCGATCTGGGGAATGGCTGTAAACGGCTGCTTCGTGTAATTCTGAACGATGCTAGCGTGGATGCAGATTATCATGAAATCTCACTATACGCTGGTGGCAGAGTCGTTAAAACACTTGGAGTACCGGACGTAACTCTGGATATGTCATTCTATGTAGTTGGTGAGACAAAACCCGGAATAATGTCGGTAATGAAAGGAGAATAATATGGAAGGAAGACACGAGCATGCTTTTAATGAACTTGTAGAAGGGATTGTCAACACTCCTGATCCTGACGTAACAGACGAAGCCGTGGCGAACGCATATTTGATGTGTATCGCCAGCTCTCTTGCCAGCATTGCGGATTCGTTAGAAAGTATGAGATCTCACATGACAGCAGATCCATTTAAAGAAGCCTTTGACGAATACAGAAAGTCTAGAAAGGAGGAGTTGCACGTATGATCGACATGCTTACTGCCTTGTGGGATCTGCTACGTAGCTCATTCGTGTGTCTGGTCAAAGGTATCGTAGGACTGGTAATGGTTGCTGCGGTTGTTGTAATACCAATCCTCATAGCCGGAGCAATCTGGGAGGCATTCTGCATTATATTTGTGTTCGAGTTCAGCTGGTGGATTCCCATTGTTTTTGTGGGCCTGGCCGCTTGTTATATTGTGACTGCAGAGGAGGAATGAATATGACTTCAATTGATGCTGTTTTTAAAGGAATTGAATATTGGAAAGAGTATCATCTTGATCTGGTTGATAACGGGAAGATTTCTATAACTCATGGAGCACAGGATGTTATATGGAACTGCCAAACGGTATATACAAACTACAAAATAAGAATGATATATAAAGCGACTCCAAGCGCGTGGCCGCTCATAATCGATCGTAACGTTAGTTCAGAGGAAATCGAAGCGTGCAATCTTCCGGTACTACACGTTATGGTGATTCTAGACGATATGCTTGAAACTCTGCGTTCAAGAAAGGAGGGCGTTATGCCTGCTGAAATGAATAATAATGCAAAAGTTGACAACGACAAATTCCTTAAGACCGCAAAGGCGGCTGTAGTCTGCTGGTACAATCAGCACAATGCTCCGTCCGTGATCACTATTGACGATGTTTATATTGTGTGGTTCTCCAAGACACTGCAGAACTGGAAGGCTCTGGCCAGCACAAGTCATGAAGACGGTATGTACTACGAGATCACATATGACGGAAACAAGGAAGTAGCCTATGTTGACGCCTATAAGAAGTGGGACAACGCCGTAATGTCGAGTAAGCTGCTGGAGAAAGTGGCGAATAAAAAGTAAGGAGGACAGAAATGACATATAACGAAAAGGTAACTGCTTTTATTAAAAGATGGCTAGATAAGGTTCAAACAAAATCTGGAAAGTACGCAGTAGCATATGCCTATACGAGCCAGCCCCAGAAGCTGACTTTATACAAAGCATACTGCTCTTACAACGAGACTATGGCGGAATCTATATTTGCGCCTTCTAAAGAAGCATATCTCGATGATGACGTTCTTGAGAAAGAGGTGCTCGATACATTGAACGAACTTAAAGAGAAAGTCGATCGTTGGCATGCTTCTAAGAAAGTCGCCAGGATAGTTAACCTTGCTGAGGATTTTCTTAAGGAAGACGGCTATGATACCAGCGGACTTGATATTAAACGCAATGACACAAACAAATGGGTCACGATACGGGCGACTGCTACCGATGGTCCTCGAAATTTTGTTGCCGAAAAAATGGTGACATACGAACAGGTGCTGAAATTCTGCGATCCGGTCGACGTCTTAGTAACCATTATGAGCGATCTGATCGAGAAGGCTGAGAGTCATATTGGTGACGATATGGAAACTGCCGAAGCGATCATTATTATAAAGAACATGCTGGAATTTTCGCAGTTATTGCCATGGCAGAAAGAAGCCCTTGACGTGATTGTCAAGAAACTGGAAAAGAAATTATAAACCCTTTTATGAAAGGAGAACAAGATGCTGTTATTTATTTTTACGTTACTTGTAACCATTATTGGCATTATAATTTTACACTTAGCAAAAATTGACGACTATTTCCTCCAGATAATTGGAGGGGTATTCTCCTTTGGTGGCGGCATTGTTGCGTTCATCTTGATATTGATTATAATTAGTGCGCATGTCGGAGTGGATGCCACCATTACAAAGAATCAGATTGAATATGAATCACTTTGTGAGCGCCAGGAATTGATCTCTTCGGAATACGAGGATGTGTCCAAGTCTGATGTGATCAAAGACATCGCCGAATGGAACAAAGAAGTTTACTATTACAAGCACTGGGCATACAACCCGTGGACAAGCTGGTTCTATTCCAGAAAAATCGCCGATAACATGGAGATGATCGAGTGACTATATTTAGAAGGAGATAACGGTTTGGACGAAGAGAACAAGATGGATCCGGAAACCGCTATTCAGGTCTTAAGGAACCTGCAGGACTGGTTATATTTCTCCAGCATGAATGGCGGCACGAGCATACAAAGAGAAGCTATCGATATCGGCATTGCAGCAATTGAGGATAAATTAGGGAGGTAAACTATGGATTTTCTGTTTAGTGGTTTCATTGAATACGAGAATACAAATGGCGCTGCGATTCATTTAGATGCTTCGAAGATCATAGCGATCGAGCAGAATGCATATGTCGATGATTCGTGCTATGCGGTGATGAACAACGGAGAACCAATAACGGTACCTATGTCGGCCGCTGAATTGCGTAGGAAGATCTCTGAGATCCGAGCAAGAGGGCAGAAAACCCTAAGAGCCCTTCTGAAATGATTATATTTAAAAAGGAGGATTGAGTATGGGTAACAATGACACATTTGTAAACATGGACGAAGTACGCGGATGGGGCGTAAGAGCGCTCAGAGAAGTTCACGGAGCAAAGATCGCCAGAAAGAAAGGTAAGACCCTCGGGGAGCTGTTCGTGGGAACCGTTTTATTCTTGGTCGGCCTGGGCTTGGTCTGCGATGCCAACGAGAAATACGGCAAGTGGGAAGGCGTTGAGAGAATCATCAGCAAGGATATGGATGACGCTTATGTTAAGGATGCACATGCTCAGGGCTATAAGATCGACGGCGAGTGATTATATTTTACAGCTACTCTAGTAGAGAGAAAGAGCTTGGCAGAAATGTCAGGCTCTTTTAATTTTGCGATTACATTTATTAAAGGAAAGGAGACCAATATGGGACTCAAGCACAGAGTAATTAAGTTAGGAATGAAATTTAGAAAGCATTCTCCGGAAATTCTGGGGGCAGCAGGCACTTTGGCCATCATTGGAGGCGTTATTTGGGCGTGCAAGGCGGCTGTAGACGCGTCTGATGACATCAAAGGTACCAAGCAGGACGTTGCAGAGATCAAGCAGAGCATCGACGACGGTGTTATCGAGAAAAAAGAAGGCAAGAAAATGATCCGCAAGACCAGACTTGAGTGTGCAAGAGTGTGCGCGTTCAAGTTTGCGGGCCCTACGCTGCTGATCGGTGGCGGTCTGATCATGAAGAGAAAGGCTCAGACGATCCTTGGCAATCGCGTTGAGGGGTATGCAGCGGCCTATGCGGCTCTGAGTACCAGACATAATACCCTTGTCGAGAACGTTAAGAAGGAATATGGCGAGTCCGAGTACAAGAGACTACAGTACGGCATGACTAGCGAGACCCAGGAGATCCATGAGCAGCAGGATAATGGCATCGAAACGGCAAAGATGGAGAACTTTGATGGCGTTGTGGATCTGGATAAGGTAGGCAAATTCGCGCTTATCTTTGACAAGAACTCCAGGTGGCATAATACAGATGTTCTACACAATGAGAAATTCTTCCAGGCTTGCGAGGAAACGTTCACTGAAAGGCTCCGCAGAACAGGCATTTTATGGCTCAGCGACGTCATGAGAGACATGGATATTCGCCCTAAGAACCAGCAGGAGGCCAATTTGGCGAGATTTATCTGCTGGACATATGATCCGAACGATAAAAACAAGGATTGCAGCGTCAAATTGAGGTGGGAACGGGTCTATGACGGCGATTCCAGGAACTTTGACACCGGTTACAACCCTGTATTTATCCTGGATCCGAACTACGATACCAATATTACGCAACCCTGGCTGCAGTTTACGAGGTAAAATGTTATGATAGGAGACAGTAATTGGGGTAAATGCCCTCTTAGATACCTTGGTTGGGTCGATGACGGCGTTACAAGAGGCGGTTTGGGTTATATTTGTGGCAAAAATGACGCTTCTTGTGACCCTGATTACTGTCTTGGACCCGATGAGGACATGAAAGGAGACAAAAATGAGGAAAGGATTGAGTAATTTTGTGTTTTTTCTGGCTGGTGGAGTTGTTGGAGGTGTTATTTCAGCAATAATTACTGACAAAATGGTCGACAAAGAGTACCGTAGAGTGGCTGATGAGGAGATTTTTGAGGCAAATCAGGCTGCAAATGAGCGGATCAAGGCCTATAAAGCAGAAATTAAGGAGCTCCAGGAGAAGATCGCCAGGCAGAAAGTCACCATTAACACCCTTGCAGATCAGGTTAGAGAGGGAACTAAGGGTGATTTGAGTGATATTTTGGGCGAAGATGACGATTCGGAGGATGATCCAGGACCTAAAAAGGTTCCAAGAAGCCCGCGAAAAAGTCCAGAATCTGAGAGTCGAGCTGCCTATACAGCTTACTCTAGACGATATTCGGGAGAAGTTGACGGCGAGTCTGGCTACTCTGAGGAAGCAGAATTTCCCGAAGATGACCCAAATCCTGAGGAGGAAGAAGCCGTAATTGAGGAGCGTGGACCGGTTATTATTAGCAGTGAGACGTTCGATTATACCGCTTTAGACTATAGCAAAGAGCTGCTCGATTACTATATTTACGACGGAAAAGTAGTTAATGAGGACGGTGAATACCTGGATAATTATGCCCATTTTATCGGCGAGGAATGGCTGAAATACGGTAAGAATGCAGGCGACACGGTCTACGTTAGAAACGATTTTTATGCGGCAGATTACTGCATTACATGGGTCGCTGACTACGGAGAGAAGCACATTAATGTCAATGCAAGTGACTCTGATTGGGAGGATTAATGGCTACACATATTGATGAGGCTACGGTCTTAAATGACTATTTTGAGTGGCTTAAATCACTTGTGAACGCTGAAGAAAGTCACAGATTATTGTGGCGGAAATTGCATAGTATGGACTTCTTATGGGTCGTTGATCGGGACGAAAACCGGGCTGAAGACGGTAAATATTTGAGGTATTTATTCACCGTTGAAGCCTATGATCGTATCGATTTTGACCAGGAAGAAGTAGATCAATATCTGTCCGGACCATGTTCTGTACTGGAATTTCTGGTCGGTTTAGCACGCCGGATGGAGAATGATATTATGTACGATTCTGACTATGATGATCGTACTTCGGTGTGGTTTCACGAGATGATTACGAACCTTGGGCTCATGAAATACGATGATGCGCACTACAGTGACGTCGAAGTTGACGACATAATTCACCGTCTTATGAGCAGAAAATACGCCAAAAATGGCGAAGGAAGCCTGTTTCCGACTACTCATTTTTTAAAACAAAAAATGAGTAATTTAGAAATTTGGGCCCAAATGCAATCGTACATCCTAGAAAAATACGGCGTTTAGAGGCCAATTACTCAAAAAAAATGAGTAATTACTCATTTTTGAAAAAAAAAATGAGTATATTTTGTCTATACAAAAATAGGCAAAAATGGCCATTTTTAGCTCCAAAAAGGCACTTTTTAGCCATTTTTGGGGCTTTTTTAGACGATTTTTAGTTCAATTACTCAATTACTCATTTTTTTCCTCTATCTTTATATAGGAAAAATTAACTATATATAAAAAGTTTTTTGAAAAAAAGTGAGTAGTCGATTTGAGTAACGAAAAATAGGTTTTAGGAGGTACGAGATGAACGATGCTTGACTTTATAAAAATACGCGTTAAGAAGAACAAAGACGGGTCGATTAAAGTGTCGCCGGATTTTATATCCAGTAAGAAAGTAACAGACCTGATGATAAGGGGAGGCGCGTTTCTTGCTATATGGGACGAGAAAGCCGGACTGTGGTCGACTAACGAGTATGACGTATCTCGATTAGTAGATGAGGAACTGTGGCTTAAGGTTGAGGCGCTTAAGGAGAAGTACGGTACTGATCGAGAATATATTGTTGAGACGATGTCCGAATTTTCTACGTCCAAGCTTACAGACTGGAAGAAGTATCTGCGTGCCAGTCCGGATCTCTATCACACGCTCGACGACACCGTTACATTCCGAGATGAGAAAGTGTGTAAGGAAGACTACGTTAGCAAGCGTCTGCCGTACTCTCTGGCCGATGGTCCTACTCCTGCTTATGACACTCTGATGAAAGTATTATATTCTCCAGAAGAGCGAGACAAGATCGAGTGGGCTATCGGAGCTATATTGGCCGGGGATGCCAGGAAGATACAGAAGTTCATAGTTCTATACGGAGAAGGTGGAACTGGTAAAGGAACTGTACTCGGTATCATTGATTCGTTGTTTAAGGGATATACAGCGACATTCGATGCCAAAGCGCTTACGTCGGCTAACAACCAGTTTGCTCTGTCACAGTTCAAATCAAATCCTCTTGTAGCGATTCAGTATGATGGAAAGCTTAACAGGATCGAGGACAACACATTACTTAACAGCTTGGTTGCCCATGAACCCATGACTATTAACGAGAAGTATAAGGCTCAATACGAAGCCAGCTTCTCGACTTTTTTATTTATGGGATCAAATAGTCCTGTCGCTATTACTGATGCCAAATCCGGACTTATAAGGAGACTTATTGATGTTAATCCAACAGGTAAGAAAGTCCCTTATGATATTTACGATCAGGCTGTAAGAGGAGTCACATTCGAACTTGGTGCTATTGCCAAGCATTGCCTGGACAAGTATAAGTCAATGGGTATTAACGCTTATGACAAATACAAACCTACTGGCATGTTCAGCGCCACCAACGATATGTATAACTTTGTGCTGGAATATTACGAGGATTTTGCAGAGGCTCCTTATGTATCTCTTAAGCGTGCTTGGAATCTTTATAACGATTACGTTAAAGAAACCAATATGCAATATTCCTACAACATGCGAGTTTTTAAAACGGAACTTAAAAACTACTTTGAATCGTTTACAGAAGGACAGAAGATGATCAACGGTGAACGAGTCAGGGGTGCTTATACAGGTTTTAGGACTGACATGTTTGATATCGAAGTGCTCACAGACGGAGATGATATTTCAGAGGACTATTTTGACGAGTCTGAAGTAAACGCTGGTATGGAAGAGGATGCGGCGACCGAGGAAGTAGAGCGGGACTGGCTGGATCTTATTGAGCAGCACAGTAAGCTTGACGATCTGTTGGCCGATTGTCCTGCACAATATGCTACTAAGGATGACAAACCTCAACGAAGCTGGGATAAGGTGAATACCAAGCTTAGGGATCTTGACACGTCGCGGGTTCACTATGTTCTACCTGACGTTGAGGGGTTTGTTATATTTGATCTCGATCGTAAGGATGAGAACGGAAATAAATCTATGGAGCTTAACATAGAGGCGGCCAGGAAGTTTCCGTCCACATATGCTGAACTGAGTAAGAGCGGCGGTGGATTACATCTGCATTATATTTATACAGGTAATCTGGACGATCTTGCTAACAGGTTTGGCGACGACGAAGAGATCAAAGTCTATCGTGGTAAAGCATCGCTAAGAAGGAGGCTTAGCAAGTGTAACAATTTGGATCTGGCTGTGATCAGCAGTGGGATTCCAACGAAAGGAGAGAGGAAGATGCTGGATCCTAATGCGGGTTATATTAAGGACGAGCGGCATCTTATAGCGTTCATTAAGACATGTCTTCAGAAGAAGCATCATGGAGCTACTACTCCGGAAGTTATATTTATCAAGGACAAGCTTGACGAAGTATATGCCAGAGGTATGCACTATGATGTCAGAAGGCTCAGAAATGCAATTCAGACGTTTTGCAGGAATAGCACTAATCAGGCACCGTATTGTCTGAAGCTGTTTGGGCAGATGAAGCTGTGTAGTGATGACGCACTGGATGAGACGTCCGATCCTGAGACAATTGAACAGAAGAATGATATTTTAAAAGATTCTAAGAAACCCATATCTTTCTACGATATTGAGGTTGCTAAGAATCTTTTATTAATTTGCGCAAAAGATAAGGGCGATGAGGATTCCTGGGTTGTGTTATTCAATCCTACACCTCAGCAGATCGAGACACTGATCCTGCCGAAGCGACTTTGGGGTTTTAACAATCTTGGGTATGACAATCCGATTGTATATGCGGCTTATACCGGAGCTACAAACATGGAGCTCTATAACATGAGCCAGCAGATCATCAATGGCAATAAGGCTATCAATCCCAGAAGCAAACTCATATCTGAGGGTGATCTCTTTGATATTTCGTCAAAGAAGCAGAGCCTTAAGAAATGGGAAATCGAGATGGGTATCGATCATGACGAGATGGATATCGATTGGAACGAGCCCATTCCTGAGGATCAGTGGGAGAGACTTGCTGAATATTGTAAGCATGACGTCAGGGCTACAGAGGCTCTGTATGACAAGCTTCATGAGGATATTGCAGCAAGAGAAGCGCTGGCTGACTTCAGTGGTCTGACCGTGAACGAGAGAGGAAGAGCTCATACTACCAAGATTATATTTGGTGACGATCGCAATCCTCGTCTCATCTACACAGATCTGGCCACTGGCGAGAGAAGCGATGGCACTAAGGATATTGCTTCGTTCCCTGGATATGAGTACAACCCGAAAGGCATTGACGAGAGTCGATACAAGGGTAAGATCATCAGCGGTAAATCCATTTACAAGGGATATGATCCTGGGGAAGGTGGATTCGTGTATGCTCAGCCTGGCATGTATTCAAATGTGGCTCTGCTGGATATTGCATCTATGCACCCTACATCAATGATCTGCCTAAATATATTTGGCAAGTACACACAGAGATTCAAAGAGATTTATGAGGGAAGACTTGCGATCAAGCATAAGGACTTCGATCAGCTCAAGAATCTTATGGATGGAGCACTTGTTAAGTATATTGGCAGTGACGAAGAAATGGATACATTGGCGACGGCGCTTAAGCTGGTTATTAACAGCGTGTATGGATATACAACAGCTACGTTTGCCAATCCGTTCAGAGATCCTAGAAACGATGACAATATCGTTGCTAAGCGTGGAGCATTGTTCATGATCGATCTGAAAGAAGAGGTTGAGAAGCGAGGCTTTACGGTTGCACATATTAAGACCGATTCGATTAAGATCCCGAATGCAACAGATGAGATCATCCAGTTTGTTATGGACTTCGGTAAGAAATATGGCTACACATTCGAGCACGAAGCGACATATGAGCGCATGTGTCTTATGAATGATGCCGTATATATTGCCAAGTATGACGACAAAGGAATTCGAAATAAGAAAGGCAAGCATGCTGGCGAATGGACAGCTACTGGCAAACAGTTCCAGGTTCCTTATGTGTTTAAGACGCTGTTTAGCGGAGAGGAAATCGAGTTCGACGATCTGTGTGAGACCAGATCCGTAAAGACTGCCATGTACCTCGATATGAATGAGAATCTTGGCAAAGATGAGCATAATTATATTTTTGTGGGCAAGGTTGGCCGTTTCTGCCCTATCAAGGAAGGATGCGGCGGTGGATTGCTCATGAGAAGAAATAATACCGGCGGTTATGGTGCAGTCGGTGGTACTAAAGGATATCGCTGGCTTGAATCCACTTTGGTAAAGGATGCGGGCAAGGAGAACGATATTGATATTAGCTATTACCAGAAGCTTGCTGATGATGCCGTAAATGATATTTCAAAGTTTGGTAGCTTTGACGCATTTGTACACGACACGGTTGAGACATTTGTCAATGCCGTGCCTTTTATGAATGCGCCTGAATAAATAATAAAAGGAGAACAGCTATGAAGAAAGAAAACATGACTATCAACAGAGAAGACGGAACTGTAGTATTCAACAACGCACCGGTGCCTTATGGCAATTGGCGCAACTTTGCTGGCATGCCTACCAGATTTAATCCGACTAACACTGCGAGATATTTCCACATCTTCCTTACTGACGAGGAAGCTCAGCGGCTTGAGGATCTTGGATGGAATGTTAAGAGAACTAAGCACGATAATCCTTCCGAGCCTCAGCAGGCATATCTGCAGGTGTTCATCAAGTTGGACGTGTCTTCCAGACTGCAGCCCAGGATCTGGCAGACCAGAAAGAAAGGCAGACCGATTCTCATGGACGCCGATCTTATCAACCAGCTGGACAGCGATGAAATCGAGAGGTGCAAGCTCCAGATCAGACCTTATGACTGGACGCTGTCTACCGGCAAGTCTGGAAGAAAGGCGTTCGTCAAGCAGATGTTTGTCACCATTGCAGAGGATGACTTCGCTGCTGAGTTCTTCGATGACGATAGTGAAGAAGAGGTTCCGTTCGCGGATTAATTATATTTATGTCATTTAAGTTAAGAGATCATCAAGTTGAAGCACTCAAAAGAATGCACAACGGATGTATCCTTAATGGTTCTGTGGGATCGGGCAAGAGTGTAACAGCTCTTGCCTATTATTTTACTCGTGTATGTGGAGGTTCTTTGGAAACCATGAAAATGGCCAAGCCAAGGAACCTATATATCATAACAACAGCAACCAAGAGGGATAAGAAAGAATGGCCTATTGAGTGCGCTGTGTTTGGGCTTGAAGAAGGTCGAGGTCTGGTAATAGATAGCTGGAACAATATTCAAAAGTACATTAAAGCTACCGGAGCATTCTTTATATTTGACGAACAGCGAGTCGTCGGTAAGGGAGCGTGGGTTAAAGCTTTTCTGGCAATTGCTAAGAGAAATCAATGGATATTACTTAGCGCCACGCCAGGTGACAACTTTATGGATTATTGTCCGGTTTTCATCGCTAATGGCTTTTACAGAAATAGAACTGACTTTATCAGACAGCACGTGATCTATAAGCCATATGTGAAATACCAAGCCATAGATCGCTACGTGAACGTTAGAAAATTATATTACTACCGGGACAAGATCCTTGTACCCATGGAGTTCGAGAGAAATGTCGAATACCATCACTACGACGTGTTCGCTCCTTATGCGTCTGAATTGTATAAGACTGCGATGAAGACCAGATGGAATCCATTTACGAACGAGCCTATCGTTAATGCAAGCGAATTGTGCTACACATTGAGGAGAATTGTTAATAGTGACGAGCGTAGAGTTCAAATGGTTGGCGACATTATTGAGACTCATAAGAAAGTAATTATATTCTTTAACTTCACTTATGAGGCCGAACTATTGATTGAGTTATGTAAACGGTTGAATATGCCAGTTGCCAGATGGGATGGGGTTAAACATGAGCCGATTCCTAAAACAGAACGTTGGGTATACATACTTCAGTATGCTGCTGGTGATAGCGGGTGGAATTGTATTGAGACAGACACAATTATATTTTACTCGCAGAACTACTCATACAAATCAACAGTTCAGGCTGCCGGTAGAATAGATAGAATGAATACACCATTCCGAGATTTATACTACTATCACGTCAGATCTAAGTCCGGAATTGATAATGCAATTCACAGAGCCCTTTCACAGAAAAAGAAATTCAACGAAAAATCGTATTTTAAAAATTTTTAGCGCGCAAGATCTACAGCCACTGGTATGGAGGAGAAAGAAATAAAGAACAAAAGACGTGATAATCAGGCGTCACCGTTCTTTATGTTTTTCTCTTTTTCTTTTTGGAGGTTTCTATGCTTGAAAACAAATTCAAGACAAAACTTATAAAAGAGATTAAGGCCCGTTTTCCAGGGTCTTTTGTTTTTCATCTGGATCCTACAGAAATGCAGGGCGCTCCTGACTTGCTCGTTATTTATAAAAACAAGTGGGCGATGCTCGAAGGAAAGAAAAATGCTAAGGCAACGACACGGCCTAATCAGGAATACTATGTGGATCTGTTTAACAAGATGTCGTTTGCACAAATTATATTTCCCGAGAACGCTGAGGAGGTACTAGATGAAATGGAACGATCATTCAAGATATGAGGGGCAACATGCTATGTTCCCTGCATCGCGGCCAGCATGGCTTAACTACGATGAAGAGCATATCTATTCATATTGCGAAGCATTAAAAGCAAAAGAGCGAGGCACAAGATTGCACAAGTTTGCGCAGGATTGTATCGAGCTTGGTCAGTGGCTCCCTAAGAAGCCAGAGACGACACTCTCACTATATGTGAACGATGCTATCGCATTAGAAATGTCGCCCGAAAAAGTGTTGTTTTACTCGAAGTATTTCTTCGGTACTACCGACGCTATATCTTTTGACGGCGCTCTTCTTAGAATTCACGATCTTAAGACGGGTGCTATTCCCGGAAAAATAGAACAGCTCATGATCTATGATGCTTTGTTCTGCCTTGAGTACAACATTGATCCAAATGATATTGGTCATACGTTAAGACTTTATCAATTTGACGATTACTCCGAGACAACTCCAGATCCTGGACGGATTACAGAAATCATGGATCAGATTGTACGATTCAACGAACTTCTATTGCTTCGGGAGGAAGAAGAAAATGGATGAATTATATTTTGGCAGGCCTGACGAAGATCTCTACTTGATGCACGTTGGCAGATCTAAAGAAGACGGAGCTCCTGGTCCTGGTTCAGGAAGATATCCTAAGGGATCTGGTGAGAATCCTAATCAGCACGAACCTCATAAGGCATGGAGCTATGAGGAAACTCAGAAAATGAGAGCTCAGGGAGTCAGCGATAAGGAGATCGCAGATTTCTTTGGTATCTCTCAGAATGAGTTCAGACGTAAGCAATCTGCGGCTAAAAATGAGAAGATTGCTGAAGATAGAGCCATCGTAGAAGAACTTCGAAGAAGACAGATGTCGTTCAGAGCTATTGAAGAGAAAACTGGTATTCCTGCCTCTCAGGCGAGAGCACTTCTCAAAGATAGCGTCGAAAAAAAGATAGCTGGCGATCAGAAGACGATGGAGATCCTTAGAGAACAGATTGAGAAAAAGGGTCACATTGATGTAGGCGCTGGAACTGAGCAATACCTCGGCGTTAGCGACACTAAGCTAAAGCAGATGGTAAAAAACCTCAGTGATGAAGGCTATGTCTTGAGTCATCCTAAGGTCGAGCAAGCTGGTACAGGGTTTAACACGTCGCTCATTGTGCTTTCAAAGAAAGATACGCCAAAAGGTTATATTTACAATCATCTTGATGAGATTAAGACGATTGACGATTTGAACGTCGTTGGCGACGGCGAAAAGAAGCACGTTAAGGAATTCCATGACCCTGTTAGCTTATCTTCTGATCGTCTTCAGGTTGTATATGCAGAAGATGGTGGTACAGATAAGGATGGCGTAATTGAACTTAGAAGAGGCGTTCAGGAATTGTCTCTTGGAAACAACAATTATTGCCAAGTTCGTATTGCTGTTGACGGAACGCATTATCTTAAGGGAATGGCTGTTTATGCAGACGATCTTCCTGATGGAGTCGACGTTCGTTTCAACACTAATAAGCATAGAGGAACGCCAGTAACAAATCCGGATCCTGACGGTAAGAGCGTACTCAAGCCAATGAAGAGCGGAAAAGGCGTACTGGTATTCGGTGCAACCATCAAGAAACAGAACGATTGGGTCGACGATGACGGAAATGAGCATCAAGGCCTTGTAAATATCGTTAAGGAGTCCGGTGATTGGGCTAAGCAGCAGAAAACGCTTGCTTCACAGATGCTATCTAAGCAGTCTCCGGATTTGGCTAAACGACAACTTGGAATTGACTTCGATTTCAGAAAACAGCAGTACGATGATATTTGTGCTCTCACAAATCCCGCTGTTAAGAAGAAAATGCTTCAGTCCTTTGCTGATGAGTGCGATGCAGCTGCTGTCCATCTTAAGGGTGCCGCTATGCCTAGACAGGCTTGGAACGTAATTCTTCCTATGACCACACTCAAGGACAACGAAATATATGCACCTCAGTTCAAAGATGGCGAAACAGTTGTATGTATTCGCTATCCTCATGGCGGAAAATTTGAGATCCCTCAGCTTACAGTAAATAACCGTAACGCCGAAGGAAAACGAATAATCACGCCTAGCGCTGTCGATGCAGTAGGAATTAATTCCAAGGTTGCAGAACGTTTGTCAGGAGCTGACTTTGACGGAGATACAGTTCTTGTAATTCCCAATAATGCTAAAGCAAATGGCAAACGTGATATTTCGATTGAACCGGAGCTCGAGGGACTCAAAGACTTTGATCCTAAAGAGAGCTTTCCTGGATATAAAGGCATGAAAGTTATGACGCACGCTCAGACCCAGAAAGAAATGGGTGTTGTGTCAAATTTGATTACTGATATGACTATTCAGGGAGCTACAGCTCCAGAGCTTGCTCGAGCGGTTCGCCATAGCATGGTTGTAATTGATGCCGAAAAGCATAAGCTCAATTGGCGACTGTCTGAACAGCAAAATGGAATTAAGGAACTTAAGGCAAAATACCAGCCCAAAGACCCAGTAACAGGAAAAGGTGGAGCTCAGACTCTTCTTTCAAGAGCCAAGAACCCTGTCTATGTAAACAAAAGAGTTACTAATCAGGAATACAAGATTGATCCTGAAACTGGCAAGAAGATATGGAACACTGATAAGCCTAGACCTGTATTTGATGTATCTGTTGATCCTGAAACTGGTAAGAAAACCTACGCTAAGCGCGAAGGCGAATTTAGATATGCTCAGCAGAAATCTACACAGATGATGGAGCATGAGGATGCCAGGGATCTGATCTCCGATAGAAACACCAGAATCGAACGAGTGTATGCTGAATATGCAAATAACTGTAAAGATTTAGCAAATAAAGCTCGTTACGAAATGGTTCATACACCAAATGCAAAATACGATAAGGCTGCAGCTAAGGAATATGCTAACGAAGTAAATTCACTTAAGGCTCAGCTGAACACCGCACTAAAAAATGCACCTCGTGAGAGGCAAGCACAAATTATAGCTAACAGCGAAGTCAAATCTAGAGTTGAGGCATATAAAAAAGACAACAACGGTAAGAAACCGCCTAATTCAGAAATAAGAAAATGGACTGCTAAAGCTATTGAACCTGCCAGAGAAAAAACAGGTGCAAATAAAAATAGAGTTACATTTACTGACAGAGAATGGGAAGCCATACAAAAAGGAGCTATTCCTCATACCCAGTTAGTAAAATTACTCAACAATGCAGACGAGAAGGATTATAAAGCACGGGCTACACCTAAAGACCGTGTGGAAATGACCCCCGCCAAAGTAAGCAAAGCCAAAAGCCTTGCAAAAGCAGGCTACACTCTTAACGAGATCTCTGAATACCTTGGCGTTTCTGCATCGACCATTGGAAAGGAGATCAAGGAATGACCATAAGGGAGTACTGGGTTACCACAACAGATAACCCCTTTGATCCATTTACTCAGTGGGAAGATTGGTATCGTTTCGATATGCAGAATGGCTACAATCTACCAGGATATGTAGCAAGGGATCCAGGTGTAGCAAGCTTACCGTCAGACGCTCCCCCAGCAACTTTACAAAGGGCCTTAGAGCAGGCTATTGATACAATTTGCCAGTTCAACCTCACCTGTGTAGAAGGGGTCTATTTCAAAAAGGTATCCAGGGAAGTAGAAATAAAAGACGATATAGTCGAATAAATATAGCTTTCATTGTTCCTCTCCTCCATATAAGGGGCGTTAGTGTAATAGCTAGCGCTCCTATTCTATTGACATGGTCTGTAATCGTGGTTGTACTGTGCGTACAGCTAGTCTATTACAAGCCTTCTCAAGCAAACATGTATTAACGTGCCTTGTGCATTAGTTAGTTCTTACATTGTGTTAGTGATTGAAGCTCATTGTACTTTAGTTTGTTGTTTAATAGTTCATTCATGAATTAGCAAAGCAATCAAACAGCTTTGCAATCACTTTCGCTTTAATTTTATTAATTTCTATTCATTATTAAGCGATTCAAACCAATCAAACGTTTGTATTGCTTTCTTTTTTAGTTCCTTTAGCTCTCAATTAAGATTGCTTTGTCCACATCAAAGTAAAATACTACATCAATAACTCCTTTTCTAACCAAATTATTGATTAATTCAAAGCAAAAAGCAAAGAAAGAAGGGTTTTATGTATTTTATTTGCGCATCCCTGTGCCTCATTTCATTTAAGAGGGGTAGAGGGGGGTCAAAATAAAACACACCCCCACCCTGCAT